CTTACTGTATAATCAACTCCGCGTATTAACTGAGTTACTATACCTGAAGTGTTAGTTAAATAAACCAATACACCATTATAATTTGCTGTAGCAAAATTATATATTTTAGTTAAAGGGTATATACTAGTATCTAATGCGTTTGCAAAACTATAAGTGTTAGTTACATAAGCCGCCTTATTAGGCAACATGTCACTCCAAAAGAAACTATTACTATCAATTTTTGCGTTAGTAATCTGATCCAACGCATCATCTAACATCTGAGCTGGACTCATATATATTGTATAGTCTGTACTATTAACGGTATCAACTAGTAATGTTTTGAACGTAATATATTCTCTGCTATTATATAATAAAGCATTGAATAAATTATGATTTTGTTTACGTAAGAATGTACCGGGCAATACTAAACTAGCACTATTTTGTATAATTTTATTACCATATGGTACTAAATTACCTAAGTCACGATAATTGTTTGGTCCAAATACTTCACCGATTGTGTCAGGATTATTATAAAAAATACTTTGATATTGTCCACGAATGTCGCCGACATTAACTTTAGTAACGTCAGCATTTAATGGATTATTATTTAAGTTAATTGGTATACTATAATATGCTGTGGTACTAACTTGGTCACTTAATAATAATATTTCAATTACAGTATCTATTAATGGGTTAGGTACAGTAAAAGTTACTATTGTTTGTGTAGCTGTAGTAGTTACTTCATAATCACTATACGGTTGAATTTGATTATTTACAAAAACCTGTATAGTAGGCCATGCACTATCTGTATCAGCTAGTTTAGCAATATCACATGTATAAGTAGTAGTTGGGTTACTAGTATAATAATTAAATTCAAATATTTGATATTGTACACTAGGGGCAATTGCTGTTTGCCAACCTAATTGACGTATCGGTGTAGTAAGATTTGTATAATCATATACATAACCTGTATTAACTTTTTGAGTAATAGGAGTAGTACCGCTCACATAATTAAATGTTGCTGAATTTAATGACACATCAAAACTAATATCACCTACATTATCAATTGAACTGTATAATATTGAGAAGCCTAATATTGGATCATCTAATCCATAACCCAAACTATATGAAAATAATTTATTACCAGCAAATGATGTTCCTACATATATTTCGCTATTACCAAAACTAATTCCATTATCATCAAATATATCAAATAACGGTGGTTGATTTACTGTGGTTTTTTGTTGACTTTCTATCCAATCTATTCCATCAAAGTAAAAATCCATACCTTCATAATTATAGCCTCTAAACACTACTGTTTGTTCATCAGCTAGTACCAACCCATCAGTTGCTTCTGTTAATGTGATAACAGGTTCGGAGCCAGGCACTAACGTAGAAAATCTAACATTATATATTTTATTTCGTACATTTAAAGAGGTGTCACCTGCAAAAACAATTCGTGCGCCATCAAACAAACTATAGCTATCGTTTTGTTGATCGTTGGCTGCTAATGACGTTGGCTCTGTAGTTGTAGTAATTATAATCAACCCTACCCATTCTACAGTTAATGTTGTAACTCCGGATACAGTAGATATAGCAGTAATTTGTGTGCTAGCTGGTAATTGACTTGCGCCGTCAAACACCATATCAGTAACATATTGTCCAATTTGAAATCCACCGGTAATACCGTTTGTAGGAATTTCAATGGTAGTAGAAGTTAGTAACTCAATTGCTGTGCCAGTACCTGAACCTATTCCGGTTGCTGTAAATATAGTTCCTACAGTATTAGAACCAGCACCAATTAAAGTAAAATTAGTACTACCAAGAGAAACTATTTTATATGTCTCACCTATTACAAATGATCCAGCAGTAAGTGTAGCAGATCCAGTAATATCGGCTGTATATGTTGTGTACACTTCTACATCTGGATAATAATTTTCTTGTCCTGCAACATAATTAAGTGCATCAGTTGTTCTGAAATCAATAAAGTCAATTGGATCTTTTCCTATCACGCCTGAATTAAACATACGCAAATTGGGATAGAATTCAATAATTGGTCTTTTAGCTTTATTTGCCTGAGTAGCGTATAATGTAGCTAATTCAGGAGCATTATTATATGTTGCTGTTGCATTAATTACATCTATATGGAACCAACGATTACTTCTTGACCAAGCATTTTTGTCAATACTATTTCTAGCAATAGTAATATAATCAGGGGTCACTGGAATATATAAATTACTATCATAATTTCCAATATCATATGGTGTTGTATCATACGGAATATATGTACCCAATGTGAATGGTTCTGGTGCTATTAAATCATTAACTGCAATTAACTGAATTGCTGTGCCTACCCCTTCAACATAGTATCTTACATTTTCATAACTAGTAGGATAAATTTCACCAGAAAATATAACTTTTAACCCATTAGTGAATACAACACCATTAGGAGAAGTATAATTTTTCTTACCTAATATATCTACCGGTACATCAATACGATTAGTATTATTACTAGCAATAATTTTTATTTGCCCAACTTTATTACTAGAGGTTCCGTCTTGATAATATAATGTATCTAATATTGAACTTATGTAAGGTATTAATGTGATTAGATTAGTAGTAGAACGATAAAAACTTCTACCAATCCATTCTGTACCATAATTAACTGTGATTTTTTGTTCTACTGGGATAGTACCGGCGGGTACTAATCTTATAACTGGATTAGATACATCACCTTCATATGTAATTGTATAAAATGTAGCTGATAGGTCAGTGTAAAATCCACCATCATAATTTATAAAATCTGCTGTTGTTCCTGGTGGAACATACGGATCACCACCGGCTTCATCATATAACGTAGTTCCATAAAACTTAGAAATATATCCATCTAGTAAAATTGCTGTACCAGTACCAGCACCTACTGCACTTACTTGTATACTATTACCGACAGCATAGGTAACACCGGTTGTTCCTGCAACAACATTCCAATCAGTAGTACCAAGATTATTAATAGTATATGTATTACCTACCACTAATTGATTTGCGGGCACAATAGAATTATATGTTCCTGTATCGTTATAGAACATAAGAGTAAGACCCTGTAGTGAGGTTATACCATCAATACCATTTGATAAACTACTAACGACTGCTCCATTGACTTGATCAAATGTTAGGGTACTAACTACGTCAACACGGTTGTTTCCGGGAAAATTATATTCGTCTTGTGCATTTTTAAATGGTACCGTAAATGTTACAACACCTTGTTCTGCTCCGTTATTGTCAACACCAAACACATCACGTGTTTGTATGTTTGGTTGTATAGGATCAAATCCAGTAATACCCGGAGCTCCTTGAATCCAAAATTTACTATTTTGATTAACACTAAAACGATATGTACCACCTTGTAATAAAGTTATTGATGGGTTAATAGTTCCTTGTGATTGTCCTTCAGGTGTAATAAGATAACCATTAGGTGTGTCGGTAACAATATAATCAGTGGCATTATAAACTGTTTCTGTACTAACTGTTACTGCTTCTGGTCCATCTGGAAGCCAATAATATTGAGTAAAGTTAATAATTTTATCAAGGTTAGTAAAACTATCCCAAGAATAAAATTGACTAGTAAATAAACGATTATTATCGTTTACTACACCACCTTCTAATTCTAAGCCATCAATTATTCCAGGATAACTAATAAAATCTTGTGCTGTATTTGTATCTTTCTTTAGAAAGACTACACCTGGATCTAACTGATAATCTGTCCTAATCTTTGTAGGTTCTGTAACATAATAATCTTTAGCATTGATCCCGTAACCAAATTTACTACCTATATAACCTTCAATTTTTTTAACGTTGGGTTGGTCTACAATTTGATCTAATGTAGCATTTAAAAATTGACTATTGGTAGGTGTTTTAAATATTTCAGGTAGAAAATTTAGTGTTCTAATTCTTGTTGCCATTATTTCTCTCTATTAATATAGTACTTATCTTATCTGTAATTGTGCTGGTGTAAGTGCGGCAATTACAACTACATCATTTGCTGTTGCGCCATTTGCAAAGATTTCATATGGTGCGGCTTTTATTTCATATAAATCACCAAAACTCATTGTAGGGTCATTTGGAACTAATACTGCGGAACTAATTAATGCGCCCAATTGAGAATGTAAATAGGCACTTAATTCAGTAAAGTAAAACGTATCACCAAATGTCCAGTTATTAATATCAAAGTATGTGTTCATAGCAGATAGAACAGCACTACGAATTTCACTATCACTTGCATTTGTATTAGCGGCTTTAATAACTTTTATAGTTGCTCTTAACTGACTTGGAGCTTTAGGTCCAAATAAAGGTACAAATACCACGCTATTTAAAATAACGCTATCACTTAACATCTTATAATCATTCAATGAACCATATGATTGGCTTAACTCATTAATAGTTGGTCTATCTGGCATCGGAACTGTACCAGTAATATCTTGTAACCAATTTTGATAAGCTGTATAATAAGCTTGTGTTACAACATACAAATCAATAATATTAGTAGTAGCCGGATCAATACGTGTAGTATTATTACTATTATGGCGATATTGAAATTGTAATCCTTGTCTACCAGCTTTCATAATATATTGCGGTTGTTCAGTTAAAACATAATATAATGTATTAACTGTTTGGTCTTGTATAGTTTTATAAAATACATTATCTGTAAAAGCGTAGAATAATTGTCCTTCATGATAATCATACTTAACAACTTCAATTTGAGTTTTAGTAGAGTATTGATATACAACAGTTGAAGATGCTATTAATTGATAACGTGAGAGATTAATAGCATCTTCAATAAGTTCAAAAAAAGTATATATACCGATATTAGCATTACCATTAACATACCCGGTTACTTCACTAAAGAAATCAGGGTCACTAATTAGGGTTCTATCATTAACATCAATACTTGCTATTTCTACTTCAAAATCATTTACATAGCCGTCACTTTCAACAGTTTGTCCAATAATGCTAGTTGTTACTGGACTAGCTAATGGATTATTACTGTTAGGCTGTGTGTTAGTTGCTAAAACTTTTACATAATCTTGTAAGATTTTACCACTAAACGGATCATATACTAATTTACCTGTTTCATAAGTGAAACGTGTATCAGCTACACTTCCAAAGTAATAAGATAACGAACGATAGGATACACTATAACGATTGTTTCCTAAACTTAAAAAGTTTACAAAATAATTACTTGCATCATATGCACCAATACTCCAACGGTCTTGTGCAATGGTTAAGCTGTTATTAAATAACAAACTAAAACTTTGATTTAATTCCATTCTTACAATACACTCTTGTATTACAATATTAGGTAGTGAGTTATCAAATGCAGGTAATATAGTAGAAGCTATTGCAGCCTGCGGTACATAATCATTTAATGTTATTGGACCTGTTCCATTACTAAAGCCACCTTCACCATTATTATAACCATCGCCTATAACATTTAAGACAGTAGTCCATATATAATTTTTATTAGACGGTCCGGCAATTCCTGATACTAATCTATTTGTGTCGTTAAAATAATATCCACTAGGAGCAATAAATTTTATTAATGCACCCTTAGTTACATATTTCATGTTATAAGATGAATACGTTCCTACGGGAATAGGTACATTATCACTTCCACTTATATTATAAAAATATCCAGTTAAACTATTAGCATTGACCGTTTTAACTTGCCAATACACAGTTCCATCTCCAGACTGTGCATTAACATTATAACGAGTATAATTTTGTATATAATATTGTCTTGCACGATTATCAGCTAATAGTGATGATAATTTATCAGTTAGAAAAGTAATAATATCACCGGATGTGGTAATAGTTAGTAGTTCATTACCATTAGTACTATCTTGGTAAATACCACCATCATTTGCAAAACTATTAGTGCTGGAGTATTTTCCGGTAGGATCTAACAGGTCTAAGTTTTTTGATACACCAACAGAACTACGGTTAATAGCTTTGCTTTTAATAATAGAACTGTATAATGTATATGGGAAATTATTGTAATCTTCACCATTAACCATTCTATTCTGGGTATAGTAGCGAGTAGGGGCACGTTGTTTAATGTTTGCTAATGTTTCTCTTGCCTGTGCATTTGACACGGGTGTCTGTAATTCTAATCCTATTGTAAGTGTTTCTGTTCGTCCTACTCTACTAATATAACTTATTGTAACTGATAGATTCTGCATTTCAGTTGGATCAATAGTATATGTCAATGCATTACCTGCACGTACATATGCTCTAAATGTTCCAACTGGAATCTCGGAAAATACTCCGTCACCAAAAACGTAACTAACTTGGTCATTAAATCTGGAACCTACTGAGAATATTCTACGAATACTATTTTCAGTTTGTAAATATGCGTCAGCATATACATTTTCTACTTGTTTCCATAACGTTCTATTAACTGTAGAACTGTTATCCGTGCTTAATTGATATAACCAGGTGTCAGTATTATTAATACCCTGAATGTCACCAATATCAACTACTTGATTACTAATTTGTTGTGCTAAATTAAAATCAAAGTTTTGTAAATTGCCTTGTTTAAAGTAAAAGAAAAACCCTGTATTTGGACTACCGTAACCCAATTTGTCATTGCGATAAACCATATTCATTATACCGGTTGGGGCAGGTGGTATCTCATAAACATAATCTTCTCCAACACTAGTTACGCTAACTAATTCAAAGTTCATAGTTTGATTATCCACAGTTGATGTGAATGGTACTATAGGTAAACTAGCTGGTGGAATATTAATAGCATATTCATCTGTTTTGATACCTAGAATTTGAGCACTATTTCCTGGGAGACCGATACGCTGTGTGTTAATTAATGTGGCATTAATAATAGTATTAAATTGTTCTAACCAATTAATATTTGCAGGGTCATTCCATAATACAGTTTGATTACTTAAATTGAATCCATTTAAATCAGTAATGTTTTCACTAGTTTGAATACTGGTTACTTTAATATAACCTTGACCAGCTAGATTACGTTTAGCGGTATAACTAACCAAATTAGCAAGTTTAATAACGCTATCTCTACGTTCAGCAGTATCAATAAAGTTTTCACGTGCATTTAAATCACTACGGAAAGCAAGACCCTGACCCATGAACGCCATAACATCTAATAAAGCAATAAATTCACTTGATTCAATATAGTCATTAAAGGTTTCAGGATAGTAAACACGTAAATAGTCAATAAAACTTTTACGTAGTGTTTCATAGTCGTAACTACGAAAATCGGCTTCACGGAAGGTTTGATAGATTGCCTTCCAATCGTTGACGCCGAATAGTGCTGATTGTCGTGAACTTGTAGCCATAATGGTATTCTCTTTTAAGTATTTATCTTAAATAAAAACACTACTTTTGGAAGATTATTGAATTACTGCTGTATTAGTGCTATTATTGAAGAAAACACTAAGAGTTTGTGCGTTATTGAAGGGTGTTACAGCTAGCTCAATTTCTATTAATATCCCGTTTTCTTGCGGGTATGCACTAACAGTATTTAATAACATTCTTGGATCCTGAGTAGCAACTCGTCTTATTTCATTTTCTAATTGATTTTGTACATCAAACGTGTTAGGTTCAAAAACAAAACTCCATAGTGTAGTACCGTAACTTGGATTACCAACTTTTTGTCCTTGCTGAATATTCAATGCATTAATGAAATCTTGTATAACTAACTGTTCATCTACTAATCTATATTTCTTGCCCGGAATAACTGGTTGCACCATAGAACCTACCCCACCTGCAATACCGGCTGGTAAATTAGTTGAACGGGGCTTGTTAGCGTTAATTGTACTGAAACCTATATATGATGGCATGTTTTATCCTATAACATATTTATGCTATGTTGTTTCGTTCATTCAGTAGGTCATACCCTTTTTTCTGAAGTGCTAATAACTGTGATCTGTATTGTTGTGTTGTTTCGTATATTGCCCTGACTGATGGATCGCCCGCGGGTAAGTTTTTATTTGCATTTTCATATGTTTCTGCAGATGCATTATATTGTGCTCTAACTGTTTTAGCTTCCTCATTTAAAGCCTCTAATTTTGCATCAATTTCTTTATACTTTTCTTTTTTTGCATCTATTTTAGATAATCCAGCCTTATATACATCGTCACTAATACCAGCAAAGTTTGGTACTGGTATTTTTGCATCACCTAATAGACTAGTAACTTGTGACGTTAATTCACTTCTATCTGTAGTGTTAATAGCTACGGTAGGTAATTTAATTTGTACTGCTCCGCCCGAACTCATTGCACTAATAGCTGAATTTAATTGTGCTGCTGCACTGGTCGGTAATCCAGCAGAGGCTAGTGAGGCTAATGTTAGTTTTCCACTCTTTAAATCATCTAACCCTTTTGTTAGTGCTCCGGATGCCCCGGCAACTGCATTTAATGCACCTGAAGGTGCTAATGGATTGATTGATGATACATTAGATAATCCGTTTGTAATTGCAGATGCTTGACCAATTAATCCTGTTACGGCAGTAACGCCCGGTACACTATTAATTGCCCCGAATGCATTATTAACGACAGATGCAACTACATTAGCACCGCCGGGTAATGCTCCCAATCCAGTAGATAGATTTGCGGTTGGGGACAATGCTGTTTTTATTAAGCCAGTAGCTGCTCCTATTGCTCCGCTTATTGCGCCGGTCACTGAACCCAATGCACCTGATAATGGATTAGATGACGGGGCTTGTGCGGTTGCTTGAGCTTTTTCAGTAATCTCTCTAATGTTTTGCGGTACACCAGCTTGTAATGTAGGGAATGCTCCGGTAATTGCCGCAAATGCACTACCTGCTACTCCTTTAGCACTATCTAATAATCCTGCTATTCCACCTATAGCACCTTTAGCCATTCCACCCAATGAGCCAACAACACTACTTAATCCACCTGTTACAGTACTTGCTAAGTTACCGGCAAAATTACCTGCTGATACTAAACTGCTAGCTGATCCTAATACATTATTCAATGCTCCTGTAGCCGCTCCTACTACATTTGACACTGCGCCATTAACTGCACCTAATGCTGATCTAGAGGCGTTACTAACAAAGTTAACTGTATTTTGTACACCTGAAGTTGAGGCAGACATTACTAAACCTGCTATAGATGTACCAGATTCTTTACCTGTAATCAAGCCTGTTTGTGTTAACGTAGATTGTGCTTGTTGCATTGTTTGTACAGCTCCGGCAACTTGTGCTCCAGGATTATTTACATAGCTAGTTAAACTTGTTACACCATCTTTACCTGTAAATAAATTTGGAGTTAGTGCTTGTTGTATTGTTTTTCCATTCTGTACTAAACTATTAACTAATGCTGCCGATCCCGGTTTAATTGTTCCACTTGCTTCCATTTGCGCAGGACTTTGTGCCATAGCACCCGCTACTGCAACAGCACCCTGTGCTGTTTGTACTACTCCTGCACCCAATTTAACTGCGGCAGCTGCCGGTCCAGTTGCGGCTAATGTAGATAATTGTCCAACCATTGTGCCTGTCATATTCTTATCTAAAGCCGCACTAATTGCGGCTGAAGGTGGTACGGTAGATGCCACTGCCGCAGTTACAGGGTTAGTTGGTGCACCTGCATTTGCATTTGCAGATGCCACTGCCGCAGACGGTGCTGTTGGTAATGCCGCACTAGCATTGTTGTTAACCTTAACATCAACTCCCTGATTTGCACTAGCCCATGGTGCATGAGCTGGTGCTCTACTAACAATACTTAATAACTTGCCAGGTGCCGCTGCCCAACCTTTAACTGCATCATTTAATGTATCAGTATGTGCTAATACTGGTAATGGTTTTACTTCTTGTGGTACAAGGCTAGAGGCACCTGTATTTAAGTTAATTTTACTACCATTAATGTAAGTGACTACATCACTATAGAACGATGCATCTGCTCCGCTTGCAAAACTCATCTGTCCATCAACTTTAGTGGTGTACTTACCAGAAGCATATAAACTAAAATCTGTTCCAACTTTTTGTGTAGTTTCTTTTTCACTATTAATAGCAATTGTATCAGCACTTATGTTTAATTGTTTACCTGCATTAATATTAATATTATTATCAGCATGAAGATTTAAATCTCCCTGTGTTCTTACATTGAATGAATTAGTAGAGTACATATCAATTGTACCTTCTTTACCTAACTCAATATAACTTTGTCCATTAGCATGAATGATGAATAATGTTTGACCATCATCACTCATTAATATTTGATGTCCTAAACTGCTACGTAATCTTACTAGTTGATCACGACCTAAAATGTCACCATCATCCATTACTAATGTGTGGCCACCTCTACGTGCTACTACATTTAGTCCAGTAGGTTTCTCACTTGTTGCTGCCGTAGCAATTGATTCATCAGTATATCCACCTTCATATATAGGTCGTCCCGGTGTACTTACTCCCCAGCCAACACGACTTGGACTTTCACGCTGGGCACTAGATCCTATAACACCTCTAATAGGGTCTCTAATTAATCCCTGTTGTGCTAATATACTAGCAACGTAACTATGTACAGGTTTAGCATCAGTTAAAAACTTTCCGGTATTAGCAATACCCAAGTTATTTGTATTAATATTAGTAACAGGTAACCTAACAGCACCACCTAGACCTTTTGCTTCACCTGCATTTGCTACAATATTATCTGTTCCGCCGATGGCAGGCACCATTTGTAATGCGTCTGGCTGTGGCACACATCCAATCCAAAATCCATAATTAGGATCACCGTTAATGAATACACAAATAACAGTTGTCCCAATATCAGGTGGACTATTCCAAACACCATAACTGTTTGGATTCTTGGTGTATTCTCCGTAGCCTGTATTAGCGCCGGAAGGAGTTGTAACCCCGTAAAATGGACTCATATAACTTACTGTAACCCAAGTAGAACTATCATCAGAATCTTCTCCACTTGCATCACTAATGTAAACTTGCAATCTTCCTGAACGAATAGGATCAATATTGTTTTTTACAACACCAAATACTGGTAATTCACGTAGTACTGCACCACCTGCATCAGCTTTACTTGCTTTTGTCGCCCCGCGGGGTTTAAATCCATCGTATTCCATAATATTTCTTTAAGTTAAATTCCATCTTCTCTTCCGCCTTGATCAGCAGGTGGTCTAGTATTATTAATTATCCCATCCTCATTACTTTGACTGGATGCATTTGGTGAACTAGCATTAATATTGGTACCACCTTGATTGCCGGCTTGAGGATTTACTGACTGTACAGGTGGGTCTCCCATTAATCCGGTATCCGTATTACCGGATTTAGTTATGTCACTTGTTTGTCTTTCTTTACCGATATTAGTATTAGGATCTGATGCAATAGCACGAGATGCATCTGGTTCCGTACTACCACGATAATTATTAAACGTATTAATATTACATGTTAATTCTTGTGTAAATTTACCTTTAGAAAAAGTATGTTGTACTTCTCTGACATAATAACTAACACCTTTAACTATATTTCGTATTTCTTTAGGGTAATTCCAAAATAATATAGATTCATTAATATCCATTACACCACTCTGATGGGTATCGCCGGCTTGATGGTTATAATCTATTGCTTCTTTAAAATCAATCTCTATAAACACTTGTCCACCATTTGGATTAATAGTAAAGCCTTTACCGTAAAATTGACGATATACACTATTAATACTACTAGCTGATTCTGTCATTAAATAATCAGGATCACCTATAATAGTAAGTTTAACCATTGCATAATCGGCTGGACTAAACAAACTAGTTATTACACTATTTTGTGTTTGCTTACTTATATCTAGTAAACCAGTTTTATCTTCATTAACAAATTTGCCCGGACTACTTGGTACGTCATATCCACCTCCACTACTAGCAGTAGTAGCTCCGGGATTTATAGTAGCATTAAAGTATTGGTTATTCATAGTTTGTTCGTATGATATTATTTCTGAATTTTTTCCAGTATACCAATAATCATATCGTTTGTGAGGGCCGTAATATTTGGTAGTAGCATTTAAACTTTGACTTTTTACATAAGGAGTATCATATGGTTGAATAATATATGTAATTTCAAATGCAAAATCTTTAATTGAATTATCAAACCCTAACACTTTAACTTCTGAGCTTAAGTTATACCATCTAAATGTTTTAGGTTTATCATTTTTCTTAACATCAGGGCTATTTGGTGTTTGGATTGGATCAACTTCATTAGCAAAGAGTGTAGTTAATGCGTTTGTCATATAATTACTTTGTGTAATAATATTTTGTATGCATTGCATTATGCTTCCACCATTTTTAAACTTAAGACTACGTTTGGTACTGTTAGGAAATGCTTTAAATACGGCATTTTCATTTACAGCTGCCAAATTTGGTATTCCTTCACCCATTGGCCATTTAGTTTTATCCAAATCAGCTATGTTAACAATTGGTTGATTACCTATTAATTCTTTTGCTCCACCTACATAAGCTATTACATATTTTGTAGGTATACTTTCTTTTTTTGGATCTGCCTCTGCTAACTTTTGTTGCTCTTTGTTTAAGTGTAGAACTAAATCTTGCAGAGCATCATCTACTGTAGCACCTTGTACTTCTACATTTTTATCTACTCTTCCCCGTTTAACACCCATTGCTGTTCCCGGCCCAATTGGAACTGCTTCAATATTATAAACAGTTACTTTTCCGTCAAGCTTGAATTTAAAACTACTAATATAAATATCAAAAAATCTTTCAAATACACCACCGCCATCTGAATTAAAATTATCTTGAGGGAATGTATCTTTAGATAGAACTTGACCCTTCTCATCATATCCTTGAAAACGTAAGCCTAGAATAAAAAATTGTCTAGTTGCATTAGACATCTTACTATAATTTTTTACTTTACTAACGGATCTTAATTTGTTGGCAGCGTTTGTTAGTTTTGTTATTAAATTAAATCCATATGGTTCATATATATTAAAAGACATTCTCATCTCATTACTTGACGTACCAGTAGCTGGACCTTGTAATACATTTGTGATTTTTAAATCATCTATATAAAAATCTAAATTAAAAGCTCGTGAACCATCTGTGTTATTTGCTCCACCAGACTGTGCAATAATATATGCGCCAGATAAGTTATCAGCCGTATCAGCGGCTGCATTTGCATCCTTTGCATTTCTAATCGCATCAATTCTAGTTCTACCTGATTCAATAAAGGCTTTATATGCATCAGGTGTTATCATATATAATGAGGTTTGATATGTATAACTTGATAAGTTTGATAATGGATTTTTTATTCTTTGTCCTGGAAGATCGCCTGTTGAATACGCTATTTTATTTGGTGTATTATTAACTTGTCCTGCCTGAGTAGTTCCTGCATAACTCTGATTTTGAGTTTCCATTGGGTTACTATTTTCATTATATACCCCATTGGCGTTAGGAGGATTAATTTTATTTTCATTTTTTTTAGTTTCACTCCCACTATCTCCGTCAGCTTGGCCAACTAGGGTGTTTGAACTAGGAGTAGAAGATATTATCTCACCGTTATCCCCGTATATTATTGCCATTTATAGTCCCAATAATTGTTTTAAGAAATCTGCCTTAGGTAAATATATACCCACACCTGTTACAAAATCAAAATAAGGATCTTTTAATCTGTTAGGATTTCTACTAGCAAATACCCACCATAATCTACTATCAGCATATAAGTCAAATGCTAATAAGTCAGGACGATATTCATATACTGTTGTGATTTCCCAATAGATATCAGACTGTTGTTTTAATATAGGTCTGTCTACCATTACATCTAAAAATTTACTATTAACTATGCCTGTAGCATAATATGGACTAGTTGCCGGATATATTGTATTATCTGCCATTACCAAATTCCTCCACCACTTTTATTTTTATTACCTTGTAATAATGCTCCAGTTGCATAATCTTTTAAACTAAAGTTATTACTAATATCATTTCTAGTTACTATTGGATATGCTGTTATTGAAATAGTCATCTTAGTAGGCACATATGTTGGTTGTGCATTTGTATTTCTATTTCTCCATTTAGGATCACTTTGAATTGCACCAACATTTGGTGAGTTTGGACCCACTTGTAATCTGCTTTCAGAGGGAGACATTTCACCACCTTTAGCATTATATGCAGTAGAATCAACACCAGGTAATAATGTAGGACTACCTGCACGTATATAGTCTACATCATTTGGTAGGCTATAATTAAACGTACTAATAACTAACGGATGCCTATCAAATTGAAAATCACCTAATCCACTCAAATAACACAATGGCGGAGGTGTTCCGGGTTTAGGTATTTGATCCTTACCATAAAACATTTTAGTAACTGACCTGAAAAAATGTATTACAGCTAACAGGTAATTTGCTTCATATGTATCCTGTGCTGTGAAATCTCCAGTAATGGTAATTTGATCCACTGCACTATTTTTATATTGGATCATTTTATAATTACTATGTACAATATCTGATGATTCATAATTGGCAGCATATGTAACTTGTATTTGAGGTAGATATGGGAAAACAACTCCCCTTGTGTTTTTTAAATATTCTAATATACCTGCATTAGTCGCATTATATAAGTATGTTGAATTTGGTGCTAAACTAAGTCGTACACGCCAATCACCTTGTGTATTTGCATTCTCGGTATCTTGTGTAGTTTTTAATGATCTGGTTACATTAGTAGGGCCCTGTAAGCCGGGTATTTGTGGGCCTTCATCAAGTCCGGTAGTGTCTATAGGATTTGGTATTTGTGGGCCTTCATCAAGTCCGGTAGTGTCAGTTATAATTTGTGTAGGTGTGTAATTTTCAATATTGCTATCACCAACCGGTTCATTATTAAGCAATACCTCAGGATCAATCTGGCGAGTAGTTGTAATTATTATAGTATCTAGAGGTTCAGGTCCTGGCACTTGTAGTAATGTAGACAACTGTAGTTCAACTGCTTCTATTCGTGACACCAAAGGAATTACTTCAGTTTTGTTTATTACTCGGGCTTCTAATATGTCAGCCGGGCTAGGAATATAATCCGGAGTTTCATTACTTAATTTTTCAACCCTATCTTGGGCGGCCGCCAGCCTGGCTCTTAAATCTGCGAGTAGTAGTTCTAATTGTGCTTGTGACGCCATAATATGTTGTTATCCTTACACATATTTATCGCTAAATAAAAGTGCTAATTTTACCCTTTTCTCTAAAAAACCGTTGCTTTTCTGCAACTATTGTGTTACACTAACACAAATCATAACAAGGAAACTATGTCTCTATTACCCGCACCACGCAAACCCGTAAACTATCTTAATAATAAAGATATTCTAAAAGAAATACACGAAAGTAAAAACGCATACTGCTGTTTCACTAAACCAGAATATCATCGTTATGACTTTATTGTAGATATGCCCCAAGCTTCAATTGAGGATAGTCTAGCATATGCTTTTAAACCCGAAACTATTCAACAGGCAAAAGAAACTAGGGCACTACGTCTTAGCTTAGAACAAGGATCTAAAGATGCGATTAGCCCGGATTCAATAGAAATCACAGATTTAGTATTTCGTATAATGAATTGGGATCACGTTCCAGTTGCACCAAAACAACCACGAAAAACAGTTAAAAAGAAAACAGCAAAGGACATCTTTGAATTTGAAGAACCAGATCCAGATGAAATCTTTGCTGACTTAGAAGATACAACTACTAAAGCTGAAGTGGATGATATGGTTCATGTTAAAGTTAACTTTCCCCCATTCCAACATTACAAAATTGATAGTAACAACACATTTTATTGCGTAGGCAAAAGTCATTGGGAAGGTGACTTAGAGACTGGTCATTTCAATAAAGAACATGGTAAAATCACAAACAAACTCGCCCGTATGTATATTATGATGTGCGAAAAATATGCAATGAAATATAATTGGCGTGGGTATACTTACCGAGATGAAATGCAAAATAGTGCAATACTTCAACTTACATACGTCGGTCTACGTTTCAATGAGGCTAAATCAGCTAACCCATTCGCTTATTATACTGCGGCAATTACTAATAGTTTCTGTCGTGTATTAAACACAGAAAAAAGAAATCAAAACATACGTGATGACATTTTAGAAATTAACGGCTTAGCGCCTTCTTGGTCTAGGCAGGGAGGCACCAGCGGACAGAGTAGTTATGACGAATAAAGCATTCTCCAACCTCTATATGTTGGAAATATTCCTCGTACTAGTCTACTAACAGCACCTCTATCATATCCATATTTTGATGCAAAATCATATTGTGTTGTTTCTATAACTTCCCCTGTTTTTATATTTTCAAATTGACGCAAGGTAGGTATAAATCTACTATTTTCTTTTCCTTTATTTTTATCTGTAAATGGATTTATATAATCAGGTTTAGATATTCTATCTTTAGTATGGCTTGAACCATCTTTGCGTTTTTGCCATGGATGTTTTCCTTTCTCTATTCTTTTTTTATGATTAAGTTTAGCAATCTCAGAGATTTCCTCGCCGGACCATTTCATTTTTGCCGCTATTCTAAGGCATGCGGCAAAATCTCCTTGACTATAGTGAATGTCATAATGAGCCTGTATAGTGATGGCTATAAGATTTTCAGGATTATTGTTATGACTGTTTCCATCTACGTGGTGGATTTCGTATTTTCGTCCATCCAGTTCTTTTGGAATGAGTCCATGGTGTTGTTCATATATTTTACGATAGTTAACCTTGGTCCGTCTTTGTTTATTATAAATAGTCATGCTGATTGCTCCTTCAAGCGTTAGAGTAGTTGGGCATTCCACTGCCGCGAACTACACTATTATTTATCACAACAGGGTAAATTACTTCTTTACTTCCATCATCAAATAAGTTAAACTAGCATCTATGTCAAATCTATTCAAAAAAGCGGCAGTAATGACTGACCTTCACATTGGTTTAAAATCAAATAGTATAGTTCACAATGAGGACTGTTTAAATTTTGTTAAATGGTTTATAGCAAAGGCAAAAGATGAAGGATGTGATACTGCAATTATATGTGGTGATTGGCATAATCACCGAGCTAGTATTAATATACATAGTCTACATTACTCTATGCAATGTTTAGAACTATTAAATGCTAGTTTTAATCAAGTATTCTTTTTAACAGGAAACCATGATCTATACTATAGAGAAAAGCGTGATATTCATAGTGTATTATGGGCAGGATATCTTCCAAATGTTCATGTTATTAATGACATTTTTACTGAAGGCGATGTGACTATTTGTCCATGGTTAGTAGGTGACGAGGCAAAACAAGTTAAAAAAATAAAATCCAAATATACATTTGGTCATTTTGAACTTCCCAATTTTTATATGAATGCACAAATATTAATGCCCGATCACGGAGACATTAATATGGACGACTTTTCAAATACAGATTTGGTATTCAGTGGTCATTTCCATAAACGTCAAAGCAAAAAGAACGTATGGTATATTGGTAATGCTTTCCCACATAACTATGCTGACGCAGGTGATGATGCACGTGGTATGATGATACTAGAATGGGGTGAAGAACCTGTATTTCATAGTTGGCCACGTCAACCATTATATCGTGTGTATAAACTAAGTGATGTACTAGAAAACCCTCAAGGCTTGCTATTGATTGACAGTCATGTTAGAGTACATCTTGATATTGATATTAGCTATGAAGAAGCAAACTTCATACGTGAAAGTTTTATACCAGAACATAAACTACGTGAGATGGCATTGATTCCCATTAAAGCAGAACAAACAGAGATAGCTGGTTCAGATGGACTTAAGTTTGAATCAGTTGACCAAATCGTCATTGACCAAATAAATTCTATTGAATCAAATACTTTTGACAAAAAACTATTGTTGGACATTTATAATAACATATGAGCATTACCCTAAAGAATATTACCCTTCGCAACTTCCTTTCAATTGGACAAATTACACAAGCTGTTAGTTTTGATAGACAAGACCTAACACTTATTCTAGGTGAGAACTTAGACTTAGGTGGTGATGGTGCTCGTAATGGTACAGGTAAAACTACCCTGATTCAGGGTCTCTCCTACGCCTTGTTTGGTATACCAATCAATAGCATTCGTAAAGATAACTTAGTTAATCGTACAAATGGTAAAGCTATGATGGTTACACTAGAGTTTAACGTTGATGGCATTGATTATAAGATTGAACGTGGTCGTAAGCCAAACATTCTTAAGTTCTATGTAAACAACGATTTACAGAAAAACACGGACGATGCACAGGGTGAGAACAAAGAAACACAACAAGCTATTGAACGTGTGATTCATATGAGTGCCGATATGTTCAAACATATCGTTGCATTGAACACATATTCTGAACCATTCTTGGCACTAAAAACTAATGACCAACGTGATATCATTGAGCAATTGCTTGGTATTACTTTGTTATCAGAAAAAGCTGAGGTCATTAAGAACATGATCCGTGATAGTAAAGATGGTATACAAGCTGAAGAATATCGTGTTAAGGGCATTGAAGAAGCTAACAAACGTGTAGCTGAACAGATTGAAGCACTAAAGCGTAGACAGAAATTATGGGTAGCAAAACATAATGAAGATTTAGATAAACTAGTACATGAGTATGATGATTTGTCCAAAATTGATATTGATCATGAGTTACTAAAACATAAAGAGTTACTAGTTTGGAACAAACAAAAACAAGACCAAGATACTTACAATGCATTGGTTGCTCGTTCAACTGCTTGGCAACAAAAGCATGATACAGATGTTTCAATAGCACATAAGGCTTACTCACTTAAAAATGAGTATGATATTGAAGCTGAACTTAAAGCTTGGACTGATTTAAAAGAATGGCTACATGATGAATCTGAACAAAAGTCTATTGCTACTAACATTGATACCCTAACCAAAAGTATCACAAAAGAAAAAAAATTAATTGATAAATTGGTTCGGGAAGTTAAAGAGTTAGAGGATCACAAGTGTTATGCTTGTGGTCAAGACTTCCATGATGATAAACATTTAGAGGTCACATTAGAAAAAACTACTCTACTTGAGAACGCACGTGCTGAATTAGTTCATTTTGAGACACAATTATCAATCAATGAATCATTAGTTAGTGTGTTAGGACCTAAGCCTACACCCTCATACAAGACAGAAGCGGAAGCCATTCGTCATAGTGGTGATGTGTCTAACTTAAAGAAAGTTTGGGAAGATAAGAAACAAGAATCTAATCCATTTAGTGAACAACTAAATGAATTGACTCCTATAGTTTTAGGTGCTCAACCTGTCACTCATTACGACACAGAAGCAGAAGCCATTGAACATCGTAGTAAAGTTAATACATTAATGACACAGATAGCTACAAAAGGTGCTGAGAGTGATCCATATGCTGAACAGGTAGTAGAGATGGAAAGTAATGCATTACAAGCTATTGATTTTGAAGCTATCAATAAATTAACAAGAACAATGGAACATCAGAAGTTCTTGTTAGATTTGTTAGTTAGTAAAGATAGTTTTGTTCGTAAAAAGATTATTGACCAGAACTTAAGTTACTTGAATGCACGATTGACACATTACTTAGATAAGATTGGTTTACCCCATCAGGTTATATTCCAGAACGATTTACAAGTTGAGATTACTGAACTCGGGCGTGAACTTGACTTTGATAACTTAAGTCGTGGTGAACGTAACCGTTTGATTCTTGGCTTGAGTTTTGCGTTTAGAGATGTATGGGAAAGTTTATATCGCCCAATCAATACATTGTTTATTGATGAGTTGATTGATAGCGGTCTTGACACAATGGGTGTTGAGAATGCTATTGCGATTCTTAAAGACATGAGCCGACGCAGACAGAAAAGTATTTGGCTTGTAAGTCACCGTGAAGAATTAGCTGGGCGTGTGCCTAGTGTTCTTAAAGTAATTAAAGAAGGTGGTTTTACCTCATATTCAACTACAACTGATATTATGTAATTTTTCAAAAGTTTGATAAATAAGAAGTGAATTCAATAAGGAGAACTTATGTTTATCAATAACGAAGCTTATAATAGATATTATGAAATTATTGCGAAGGCAGAATCAATATGTCCCCGCAATATAAAAAAGACAGAAGCTATGAAAATCAGGGGTTATATTGAAGATCATCATATCATACCTAAATGTTTAGGCGGTGCTGATGTTCTTGCTAATAAAGTTTGGTTGACAGCCGAAGAGCATTTTATGTGTCACAAATTATTAACTGAAATGACTGTAGATAATTCTAATGGTAAAATGTGGAGTGCATTATGGCGAATGATGAATAAGCAAAGCAAAAATCAAGATCGTGATTACCTCATTGATGCAAAGGAATATGCTATAGCTAGAGAACAAAACGCAAAAAATCATAGCATTAGAATGAGGGGTGAGTTAAATCCATTTCATAACAAAAAGCATACTTCTACAACAAAAGAAACAATGTCGGCTAAGAAAAAAGGAAAATCATATGAAGAAATTTTTGGAGCAGATAAAGCAAAAGAAATGAAAGAACGCAGAAGCACAGAGGGGCTCGGTAAGTTAAAAGGGCCGCAAAAGAAAATAGAGTGTCAACATTGTGGGGCCGTAGGTGGTTTTGGTATAATGAAGCGATGGCACGGTGACAAATGTAAATTTATCGGCACCAATCATACAGCATAAGTATTAACATGACATCACCACAGAAAGCTAAAGGATCAGGATTTGAGAGAGAAGTTGCAAAGTTTCTTTCTGACCTATATGGCGAAAGCTTTATACGAGCACCTGGTTCCGGAGCTTACATTGGTGGTAAAAATCAGCATAGAACAGCAGTATTACATGAAGGACAAGTACGTTCTTTCAAAGGTGATATTGTACCCGGTCAGAGTTTCAGTAAGATGAACATTGAATGTAAGTTTTATGCAGATTTTCCTTTTCACTTACTACTTTCAGGTGACTGTAAAGTAATAAATACATGGATTGAACAATTAATGGATGTTGCCGAAGCCGGCGATGTAAATTTATTGTTTATGAAGTTTAATAGAAAAGGTCGTTATGTTGCCGTGCAATGCGGCTCAACATGGATAACAGACAATTTTGTCTATTATTCGTCAAGCAAGTTTGGCGATTGGCTAATCGTTGAATTTGATGACTTTTTTCAACACAACAGTACATTATTAAAAACCTATTCGGCAACACCAGACACCACGTCAAATCAAACTGTTATTAATATCCCAACAACATAATAAAATAAAAATTCGTTGTCTGAGTTTGTCAGACCTCCTTGAAGATGCGTGTAAGAACGCTGATGGATCTGGAGTAAGCATAGTTAGTGATAACTATGGAATACCGAGAGGGCAATCGACAAAGCGAACCCTCAACAAGCTCACCCCTACTTTATCTTTGCGGGGTGAGAAGTGCGTTGCTGAAGAATCAATTGAAAGATCATTGATAGCTTCACTACAGTCCCATAACTTTACAGAGCAACCGGTAGCGTTTAGTAGCATCAAATAGCTAATTAGACGGGGAAAAGATGACAAAGGATGACGGGCATGGCAAATACCCTTAACCATTGGTAGTGCTGAATAGCACTACCATGGCTTTCTAAGCGGCAATTGAATTAATTAAATATAAACTCTTTATAAACAATAGATTACCGTAAAAACTAAGAACGAACGAAGTGAGTTCTTAGATGAACGAAGTTCATCTTTACAATAGAAATAAGAATATATAAACCTAATTTTCAATAAATGACTAATTACGGGCTCTCTTACTTAAACTAATACGTGCTTTTGTTATATCACTAGTGGGCCCTTTTTTTCTGCCTAATAACTTTTCACGTATTTTTGTTTTTGTTTCTTCACTCAATTGCTTTCTAGTTGATCCTTTTTGTCTTTCAGATTGTCTTTGATTTGATTCCGGTGAATGTTTAATTACTCCTTTTAAACCCTTATTCCAAGCATGTTGACCTTTTCTGGCGCCGCCGTCACCCTCTTCTGGTTTTAAATTTGCCCATGTAACATCTTCAACTACATTCCATAAATTACTATAATGTTGGCCCCAGTATTTTATTTCTGAGTTGTCATTACATTCTTTAAGAATTTCTGTAGTTACGTCATAGCCGTGTTTTTTTATATGGCGCATCCATATAGTACCTGAACCTTTATATTCATGAGGGTTGGGATTTATTGTTTTTCCAAGATATTTAAGACCAGTAATGTTGTGGGTCTTTTTATACAAATAAATAGTCATGCTGATGCTCCTTAATAGCGTTAGAGTAGTTGGGATGTACGAAGTCCGCGAACTACACAAATATTTATTCCAAATCAGTACTTAGAAGTATGGTAGCCCTGATTTCTTAGTAATATCTAAGTTATCTTCTATTAATTTTGATATGGCTTTACGTTCATCACTAGACATATTCAACACATCTTCATATGAAGCACCTCCACGCATATGCCAAGCCATACGTATAGCATGTTCTTTTATGTTAGTAATCTCTGACTCCATATTGTCAATAAGCTTCTGGATATCTTCAGAGGTAAGATATAGAAGCTTTAACCGAAAAAATCGGTTACATTAAGTGTAAGAGTCTGTTCATATTGATGTTGGCAGTGGATACACTTTACCATTAATGGTTTAAGTTGAGCACTTTCACGTAATTTAATTGCTGTATTTTTTAAATTATCAAATGTTTTTTTATCCGTATTTCTTAAAAAATCATTGATATGTTCTTTTTCAGTAACAATTTCGTTAGGTGTAGAAATTGAATCAATGGTTTCTGTAATTAACTTCATACTTAGTTCATTAAGATTTTTCATTGTTTGTCCGGAAATACGTAGTCGTTCTTCACCGTCAGTAATATTTTCAATATTTCTGATTGTTTTTTCAATTTCAAATTGAACTAAGTTAATTTCATTTACCTTTTTATATGATATTGGATTGAATTTAATTATTAAGTCATTAATTTTAATCACATCATCATATTCTGGTTTTAAGTTACTAAGTAAACCTACCAAGTTAATATTATATGATGCATCTTTTTCACATGAGGGGCATACAGATTCTACGTCTAACATATTTCCACTAGAAGCTACACGTATAGATATTAGTATTGCATCTAAATCTATTGCGGGTATAGCCCATGGATCTTTAATATTAGGAACACAGCTTTTAATAATTTCAGTTATTGCAATACCATTGAATAGTGCGTCCGGGGTTTTGCTTGTAATTTCATCTATAGCAGTCATGGGATATACCGGTAATTCTTTATTATCAGGTAGATCAATGGTGCCCTCCGGATAATACTTACCTTCGCTAGGTAATTTTACATAGATTGCAGGTCTACGAAAATATTGTTTTAGTGGGTTAGTGTTCATTTTTTCTCCAAATATGTGTTTTTTGTAATCATAAATACTATTAATATTTAGTGGGTAAAACAGTATGGATAATAATATTGAAATTGATGAATTAATTAAAGCTCTTAGAGAAGCCACTGAGGTAGAACGGGAAAAAACTGAAGTTACTAAAAGGTCTGCAGAACAGCAAGAAAAAGACCTACAAAACGCAATTGAACAATCTGCTGGATATACTAGAATTAACGGTAAACTAGTTAAACAAGAAGAACAGCGAATTCAACTAGAAGCCAAACTTAATAAAGAATTAGAACAACAATTTGGAGCAGGAAAATTACGTGCTGATAAACAAGAAGCATTATTTAATCAGCAATTAAAGCAACTAAACTACATGATTGATAGCAATGGTAAACTTGCTAAAACTAGTGTAGAACTTAATTCTTATCAACAAAAATTAATTACTAGTGTAAAGAAACTAGCTGAAGAGGACGAAAGACGGTTAAAAAGTAAAGATAATATAATCCCTGAGTTAAAAAAGGGTTTAGCAGAGATAGGCAAAGCATCATTTGGTGTTGCTACTAATCTAGCAAAAGGTGAAACCAGTTTTACTACGTTATTTCCATTAATGGATTCATTGGCTAGTGCGACTAGTGCTGTGGGTAAAGGTCTTTTAGGCATGATACCAGTTGTTGGTGGATTTGCCGCAGCTTTTTTTGAAGCTAGTACAAAAATAGCATTGGAAGGAAGTAAATTTCTTATAGAAATGCTAGAGAAAAGTGTTAAAGACTTTCAAGAAATGGGAAATGCGGGAGCTTTAATTAGTGGAGGAATGACCGCTCTTAATGATCAGATTTTAAAAGCCGGCATGACAACTGACGGGTTCAAAAAAGTAATAAAAGAAAGTGCTACTACATTGGCAGCTTGGAAGGGAACAGTGGGAGAAGGTGCTAGAGTATTTTCTGAGGCTATAGGAGAGTTATCATTAAAAGGCGCAGGTGATGACTTACGAAAATTAGGTTTCACTGCGGATCAAATGGGTGAATCGGCAGCGGCATTTTTAGAGCAAGAAATACGTTTGGGTCGTGGTAGAAACATGTCTCAAAAACAATTGGTAGAAGGTACTATCCGATATGCCAAAGAATTAGATTTACTAAGTAAAGTTACTGGGTTGAGCAGAGAGGATGCTCAAAAGCAACGTGATGAATTATTATCTGATAGTAGATATAGAGCCTCAATTGAGGGGATGAATAAAGAAAATCAAAACGCCCTTAACGGTTTGATTATGAGATTTAAAGATCCAAACTTAAAACGTGGTTTAATGGATTTGGCATCCGGAGCTATTACTACAAAAGACGCCGGTATGTTAATCACTTCATTTGGTGACACAGCCTCTGATGCCATTCAATCTCTTAAAGATGCTTCACCCGAAGAGTTACCTAAAGTTCTTGATAAGGTAATGCTTGATTTTCAAAATTCTGCGAAAACCAATAAAGAGATGTTTGGTGAAGTATACAAATATTTAGAACCGGGTACAATGATTAATGCCGCAACAATTTTTGATATTGCATCCGGTAAATATACAACATCTATGGTACAGGCAAAAGAATCACAAGATGCACAGATAAAAAATACAGATAAATTAACTGAACAAACAATTGATGCTCAGAAAAATATGGAACTATTAAGTAGGAACATGAGAGAGTTGGCAAATGAACAGTTGCCAAAAGCATCAGAAGCAGTTGCATATTTTACTAAAAAATTATATGAAGCAGTTTCAACAATTTTTGGTGGTCCTGTAGGAGAAGGCAAAACTATTGCGACTAAAGAAGAAGCAGATAAAAATGTTGAAAATGCACAGCGAAAATTAGAAAATGCTCAAAAAAATAATGATAAAGTAGCTGAAACAAAAGCACGGCAAGAACTTGAAGCCGCAAAAAATGCTAGAGATTTAGCAGAAATTGCTAGAAGAAATAGACAACAACCCGGCGCCGGTAAACCAGTAACACCAAACGGAACTACTAATCCCGCACCTACTCCTACTCCTACTCCTACTCCTACTCCTGTACCGGGCACTACACCTGCAAAACCTGCGCCTACTCCTGTACCAGGTACTAAACCTTCAACACCCACTCCTACTCCTGCACAGGGCACTAATCCTAATAAAAAAACTGCAGACCAATTAGTTACATTTGGTTCAGGATCAGGTGATAAAGCTCACTTTGATATGTTAGACCCAACTGTACGTGATTCATTTATGAAAATGATTGAGGAATATGGAAAATCTGTAAAAATTACCTCATCATTCCGAAGTTTTGAAGAACAAAAAGCATTATGGGATAAGGCCAGATCAGGCCCAACTCCTGATGTACGTATGCAAGACAATGGCATGCCGGTAGCAAGACCGGGCACAAGTAAGCATGAACAAAAAATGGCTATAGATTTATCAAAGTCTGATGCATTAGACTTTTATAACACAACTAAACGTAATGGGTCTGATCTGTTGAACAAGTATGGATTTAACTACGATCCAATAAAAGATGCTGTACATTTTGAAAAGGCTAGATTTGGTGGTATGTTTGATGGACCAGAATCTGGATACCCGGTTATGCTTCACGGTGAAGAAGCTGTAGTACCTAAACCTGATTTCACTGAACTTAAACAAACGATGAGTGAAGTATCTAAAAGTAGTTTAGCAACTGCAATGCCAAATCCTGTAACACAGAATAATGTTACCGATCCTGTACAGTCATTAAAAGCTCTACATAATATTATGTCAGACAAATTTGATCAAATGATAAGTGTAATGGAAAAAAGCACCGATATACAATATAGAATATTAAACAATTCAATGGTTTAATACTAAATACTAAACAAAGTATCTACTATGACCTATAAAAAACGTTTCTCAAATAAATCTGGCATGTCCAGTCCCATCTCTGGGTTTAATAATAACACCGGAGCTTGGAATGGTAGTCCTGGGCAAAACGGTAGTGATACCGGAGGATATAACAATGCTGAAATGGGCTATAAAAACTATCGTAGCCGTCTTCCAGAAGTATATACAGGTCATCCAAATCGTATTGAACGATATAATCAATATGAAATGATGGATGTTGATGCTGAGATTAATGCATGTTTGGACATCATTAGTGAATTCAGTACACAAACAAATGACCATAATAAAACTCCCTTTGATTTAGATTTCAAAGACGATCCAACACAACATGAAGTTGAACTATTAAAAACTCAACTACAACAATGGTGTAAACTCAATGAGTTTGACACTAGAACATTTAAAATCTTCCGTAATACTATTAAGTTTGGTGATCAGGTATTTGTACGTGACCCGGAAAACTTTAAGTTATATTGGATAGATATGACTAAAGTTATTAAAGTTATTGTTAACGAAAGTGAAGGTAAAAAGCCCGAACAATATGTTATTAAAGATATTAACATTAACCTACAAAACTTAAGTGTAGCACAAAAAACAAATACAGACTTTGCCGCTAATCCAGCAACTGGTTTAGGTGGTACAGGTGGCGGAGCACAAGGTGGTGGCTATACAGTTCCAAGTATGCCATATAATACATCAGGTAGTCGTTTTACATTAGGTCAAAGTGAAAGTGCTATTGATGCTAAACATATTGTTCATCTAAGCTTAACAGAAGGTCTTGACCGCTTTTGGCCATTTGGTCAAAGTATTTTAGAAAACATCTTTAAAGTCTATAAGCAAAAAGAATTACTAGAAGATGCGGTATTAATTTATCGTGTACAACGTGCTCCGGAACGTAGAATGTTTAAGATTGATGTTGGTAACATGCCAAGTCACTTAGCTATGGCTTTTGTTGAACGTATTAAGAATGAGATTCATCAAAGACGTATTCCAAGTACACATGGTGGTGGTAGTGTAGTTGATGCTAGTTATAACCCATTAAGTATGAATGAAGATTACTTCTTCCCGGTTACTGCTGACGGAAGAGGATCAAGTGTTGAAGTATTACCCGGCGGACAGAATTTGGGTGAGATTGATGACTTGCGTTATTTTAACAACAGATTAGCACGTGGTTTACGTGTGCCAAGTAGCTATCTTCCAACTGGGCCTGATGATAATCCTACTCCATTAAGTGATGGACGTGTTGGTACAGCTATGATTCAGGAGTTTCGTTTCAATCAATATTGCGAACGACTACAAAAGTATATTAGTCAAAAGTTAGATGAAGAATTTAAGTTATTCTTACGTTGGAGAGGGTTGAATATTGATAGTGGTTTATTCCAATTACAGTTTAACCCACCGCAAAACTTTGCCGCTTATCGTCAAAGTGAATTAGATACTGCACGTATTGGTTCATTTAGTGCTATTGAACAGTATCCATATATAAGTAAGCGTTTTGCATTAGAGAGATTCTTGGGATTAACTGAAGAAGAAATTACTAAAAACGAAAAGATGTGGCGTGAAGAAAATGACAAAGAGATTGAGATTGAGCCACAAGGTAATGATTTACGTAGTATTGGTGTATCAGTGGGTGATATTGAATCTGATACCCAAACCGGTGAAGATATGAATACACCTGAACCAGAAGATGGTTTAGATGGTATGGAAGTAGCCGGACCTGTTGGTAATGAAGCTGGAGGCATGGCAGGAAATGTGCCTGGTGGTGCTCCTGGACAGATATAAGATAAATAAATATATGAAATTATTTGAGATGTTTACTCCTGCTATTGAAGGTTATCAAGATGTTGAGTCTGATAACAGCAAACCAAAGTGGAGAGAAAGCCGCAAAACTAAATTAACATTACGTCAGATTCGTAAATTGCGTAAGATGAATGATGTTAGAAATTATGAAAAGGCTAACTATCTTAAAAAGATTCATGCACAATATAGTCAGCCAAAACCTGATCAACCTCAACTATAATAGTTAAATTCCTATTATCCAACCCTTAACTGAATTTAATTTTCCTCTAACTAATTGGCTTATGTTACCTTGAGATGATTCTAGGTTGTATTTTTTAATAAAGTTAGACATTGATAATCTTTCAGTTTTTCCCGATTCAATATGTTTCCAATTATGAATTTCTCCGTTTTTTCTTTTGGGAATAGATTTCTTTTTAGGGATTTGTCCCGGTTTTAGAAAATGATGTGTGCCATTTTGAACTCTATCTGATGCATGGGACGTACCGTCTTTCCTTCGCATAAGATTATGCGTTCCATTTTCAATTCTTTTTAAATTCTGTAAACTGTTTAATTCAGCTATCTGATTATAAGGTAATTTCATTTTTTGTGCTAATAAAAAACAAGCACCAAAATCTTGTTGAGAATAATGAATATCATAATGTTCTTTAAGTGATACTGCTATTATATTATTTGGCTTATTATTGTAGTGATTCCCGTCAATATGATGGATTTCATAACTACGACCGTTATCTTCTTTTGGAATAGGACCGTAATGATTTTCATAAATCTTGCGATATTTGGTTGTTCCGCAATAAATACACATGCTGATTGCTCCTTGTAAGCGTTAGAGTAGTTGGGGATTCCCGTCCCGTGAACTACATTTTCTACTTATTCTCCTCAAAAACGTAAAAAATACAGCGTTATTAGACATTTTTTGTTAACTGTGCATAAGTACAATACACAAAGCCATTTACTTAGGAGAAAATTCAATGGATAATAAAAAATTTGAACAACTTATTGATTTGATTATCAATGAGAATGAAGAACAAGCTAAAGCATTGTTTCACGATATCGTGGTTGAAAAGTCACGTGAAATTTATGAATCAATGATGGATGAAGAGCAAATGATGAACCAGCCTTCTGGTCAAGTACAAGATTTACTAGATGAAATCGGTAGTGAAGAAGAAGGTATGGCAGAAGCCGAAGATGAAGAATTTGACATTTCTGATATGGATGATGACGGTGAAGAAACTGTTGACATTGATATGGACGATGAAGAAGGTGACATGGAAGGTAAAGAAGGTTTAGAAGACCGTGTTGTTGACCTAGAAGATAAATTAGACCAGTTAATGGCTGAGTTTGAAGATATCATGGGTGGTGATGATATGGGTAGTGACGACATGGGTGACATGGGTGGTGACGACATGGACGCTGGTGAAGAAGACATGGACGCTGATGAAGAAGAAGCCGCTATGATGGAAGCTATCACACTAAAGAAAGTTTCTGTAACACACGGTGACAATGGTGTTCAAACAAAAAGCACAAACTTAAATAACAGTGGTCAAGCTGGTATGGATTCTAAGCCAGTTAAGTTCAGTGGTCAATCTGAAGCAGTTCCAACAGGACCAAAAGGCCCAAGTAATGCATATGCAAAAGGTGAGACAAGTGTTAAAGGTGCAGGATCATTTAAGAATGCTCCAGCACAAAACAATGCTGATTTAACAGCTGCACCTAAGCCAGTAACTAAAGACGAAGCAGGTAAAGTTCGTAGCCCAGTAGCAGAGTCACGTAAGACTCCTGCTAAAAGACGCATTTAAGGAATCTGAGAGCAATGGCTTTGTATCTCAAGGAGCATCTGACATTTGACCGAGCCGGTATGGTTGTTGAATCTGTCAGTGAAGGCGACAAGAAGAACCTTTATATGAAAGGGATCTTCATTCAGGGCGGGGTTAAAAACGCAAATGAGCGTGTTTACCCCGTGTCTGAAATTGAAACTGCCGTCGGTACTCTAAATGAGCAAATTACAAGTGGTTACTCTGTATTGGGTGAAGTAGATCATCCAGATGACTTAAAAATTAACTTAGACCGTGTATCACATATGATTACTAGTATGTGGATGGATGGTGCTAATGGTTTCGGAAAGTTAAAGATTTTACCAACTCCAATGGGTGAATTAGTTAAGACTATGTTGGAGAGTGGTGTGAAACTCGGCGTTTCAAGTCGTGGTAGCGGTAACGTGAATGACTTAGACGGCAAAGTGAGTGACTTTGAAATAGTCACTGTGGATATTGTCGCACAACCTAGTGCACCCAATGCTTATCCTAAAGCAATATATGAAGGTATGATGAATATGCGTCATGGTCATAAGTTGTTGGATATTGCAAAAGATGCACAGAGCGATAAGAAGGTACAGAGATACCTGAAAGATGAAGTGGTTCGTCTTATCAAGGATCTCAAAATTAATAAAGGGGATTAAGCATGTTAGATGCTATCAAACCATTACTTGAGAGTGGATTAATCAATGAAGAAACTGGTGTCGCTATAAACGAGGCATGGGAATCTAAATTGAATGAGGCTCGTGAGCAAGTACGTGCAGAATTACGTGAAGAATTCGCAACCAGGTATGAACATGACAGATACGTGATGGTAGAAGCCCTTGATAAAATGGTCAGTGAAGGTCTAAAAACTGAGATTGAAGAATTTCAGAATGAAAGACAAGCAATGAACGAAGACCGTGTAGTAGCGCAACAAAAATTGCGTGAATCAGCTACAAAATTCAATGATTTTATGGTTACTAAACTAGCTGAAGAAATCAAAGAATTACGTAGTGAGCGTAAATTACAAATGGAAAGTCAGCAAAAGTTAGAACAATTTATTGTTCATGCTTTAGCACGTGAAATTAAAGAATTCACACAAGACAAACAAGCTGTAGTTGAAGCAAAGGTTAAGTTAGTTGCTGAAGGCCGTAAACAACTTGAAGCATTGAAGGCACGTTTTGTTGCTGAATCTGCTAAGAGATTGACTACGGTCGTTGCTAGCCAACTCAAAGGTGAATTAGGTCAATTAAAAGAAGATATCAAGATTGCTAGAGAAAATAACTTTGGTCGTCGTATCTTTGAAAGCTTTGCAAGTGAATTCAGCGTCACTCACTTAAGTGAGAAAGCAGAAACTCGCAAACTAATGACACAGCTAGAAGAAAAAGATAAGAAACTAGCCGAATCCATCAATACAATCAATAACGCTAAGAAGTTGATTGAATCAAAGGAACGTGAAGTTCGTATTATTAAAGAATCTAATCTACGTGAAAAAACAATGAGCGAGTTACTTGCTACATTGAACGAAGAAAAGGCTACAGTAATGCAGAACTTACTAGAAAGCGTCCAGACACCACGTCTACAAGCCGCTTTCGATAAGTATCTTCCAGCAGTTCTAAATAACGGTAATGTTAAGCCAGCTACTAAAGCTAAATTAACAGAATCAGTTATCGTAGAAGCAACTGGGGATAAAGCTGCCAAACAAGAAGTTGATACAGAACAACGTGACAACGTTATCGATATCAAGCGTCTGGCAGGGCTTTAATTAAAGACATAATTTAGGAGAAATATAAAATGTCAAAAGTACTCTTAGAAAGCCGTTGGGACGAGACCAAAGAAGCTCTGTTAGAAGGCTTAAAAGGAACTCGCCGTTCAACAATGGGTGTTATTTTAGAAAACACCAAAAAACAGTTACTAGCTGAATCTTCAGCCGGTACTACAACAGCTGGTAATATCGCTACACTAAACCGTGTGATTCTTCCAGTTATCCGTCGTGTCATGCCAACCGTTATCGCTAACGAATTGGTAGGCGTTCAGCCAATGACAGGACCAGTTGGTCAAATTCACACTCTACGTGTTCGTTATGCTCAGTCATTAACAGACAACAGTGCGGCTCAAACTAGCGTTACAGCTGGTCAAGAAGCATTGAGTCCATTCTTGATTGCTCAAGCATATTCACGCACTCCAAGTGCTGATGGAACATCTGCATATTATACTGCTAACGATACTGCTGCCCTAGAAGGCAACGGTGGTAAGCAAATCAGCGTACAAATTTTGCGTCAAGCTGTTGAAGCTAAATCACGTAAGTTACAAGCACGTTGGACATTTGAAGCGGCTCAAGACGCTCAAAGCCAACATGGTATTGACGTTGAAGCAGAAATCATGGCCGCGCTAGCACAAGAAATTACTGCTGAAATCGACCAAGAAATTCTATTGTCATTACGTACTCTAGCATCTACAGAGTTCACATACAACCAAGCTACTGTATCTGGTACAGCTACATACGTTGGTGACGAACACGCTGCTCTAGCTGTTCTAATCAATCGTGTCGCTAACTTGATCGCACAACGCACACGTCGTGGTGCTGGTAACTGGGCTGTCGTTTCTAGCGCCGCATTGACAGTATTGCAATCTGCAACTACTTCAGCTTTTGCTCGTACAACAGAAGGTACATTCGAAGCTCCAACTAACACTAAGTTCGTTGGTACATTGAATGGCGCAATGAGAGTTTTCGTTGACTCTTATGCTCCTGACACAACACCAGTACTGGTTGGCTACAAAGGTTCTTCAGAGACTGATGCAGCCGCATTCTATTGCCCATACATTCCATTGATGAGCAGTGGTGTTGTTCTAGATCCATCAACATTCGAACCAGTCGTATCATTTATGACTCGTTACGGGTACATAGAGCTTACTAATACTGCGTCATCTTTCGGTAACGCAGCCGATTATGTTGGTGAAATAGCCGTGCAAAATCTTACTTTCCAATAAAATTTGGTTTGTTTATTTTGTTAAACAAAAAGGGTACTTGGTACCCTTTTTTGTTGGCTATAGTTAAGTAGTAGTGTATTATATTGAATTAACAAACATAAATAATATTATGAACAAATATGAAAAATGGTACGCTGCCATAACAAAACGAGGTCAACATAGACATATTGATGATTATACTGAAATACATCATATACTTCCTGAATCATTAGGCGGACCAGACACTCCGGAAAACAAAACAACATTAACTGCAAGAGAACATTTCATATGTCATTGGTTATTAACAAAGATATACAAAGACGGTGAAGCACATTGGAAAATGTTGAATGCTATTCGTATTATGCGAGCCGAAAACAAAAATCAACAACGATATTTTACTAAAATAACCTCGAGGGTTTATTCTAATCTTAAAAAAGAATACTCACAGTTACAGAGTATTAAATTTTCAGGTTCTGGCAACGGTATGTATGGAAAAAATCATACAAAAGAAACTAAAAAAACAATAGGAGATGCTAATAGAGGTCGTACTCAACCAATGGAGGAAAAAATAAAACAAAAGTTAGCAATTACCGGAAGAAAACGAAATCCTTTTACTGATGAATGGAAAGAAAAAATGTCGTCGGCTAAACAAGGAGAAAAGAATAATATGTTTGGAAAAAACCACACTGATGAAACTAAACAGAAACAGCGTGAGAAAGCAACAGGAAGAAAACAATCACCTGAAACAGTTGCTAAAAAATCAGAAGCTATCAGAGGATTAAAGCGTGAAAAGAAACTATGTCCGCATTGTAATAACGAAGTAGCAGTCAATGGTTATGTAAGATGGCACGGTGACAATTGTAAGCAAAAAGCATAAATACAATATCTCAACGGGATGGGAAGTTACAATCAAGCACTCTTCGGGGTGCTTTTTTGTTGGCTATGGTTATTTGATAAATAGAATAAAGGGTAAGATATTATGAACTTAAGTGGTTTAACATTAACAGGTGGGTTTAGTTACACTGCACCCCCTCCTCCCGGCACACAGAAAGCTATATTTGGATATGGAACTACCGGTACAGTAACTTCAATAACCAATCTAGTATCAAACACGGGTGTTGTAGCGACAGATACCACAGGAGTAGGTACTGTAAGGCGACAACTTGCAGCCACAGGGTATGGTACAACTGGTCAGGCAATGTTTGGATATGGTATATTATCCGACGGTACAACATTTACGGCAATAACTAATCTTGTAAGTAATACAGGCGTAGTAGCAACTGATACTACAGGAGTAGGTACTGCTAGATGGCAACTTGCAGCCGCAGTTTACGGTAGTACCGGACAAGCAATATTTGGATATGGTGGAGATGGCACCGGTTATCTTTCTATAACTAATTTAGTATCAAATACCGGTGCTGTAGCAACTGATACTACAGGAGTAGGTACTCAAAGATCAGCACTTGCGGCATCAGGATATGGAAATGATAAAGCTATTTTTGGTTATGGTTTTGCTTCCGGAACAGCACAAGTATCAATGACCAACCTAGTAAGTAATACAGGCGTAGTAGCAACTGATACTACTGGAGTAGGTACTGCAAGAAGTCTTCTTGCGGCAGCAAGTTACGGTAATGATAAAGCTATATTTGGTTATGGTCAGGAATCCGGCGGGATCCGATCATCAATCACTAATAAAGTATCAAACACCGGTGTCGTTGCTACTGATACTACAGGTGTCGGTACTACTAGGGGTAATCTTGCAGCCGCTGGTTATGGAGGGGACAAAGCCATATTTGGATATGGGTATGATGGTGCGGCATTAGCCGCAGTAACTAATCTTGTGTCTAATACAGGTGTGGTTGCCACAGATACTGCAAGTGTCGGTACTGCGAGACAGGGCCTTGCAGCCGCAGGGTATTCAACTAGTTAATAAAAATTTGTAATATAACACTACCTAAACTTATAAAATATTGATAATTTATAAAGTATAGTCAGTATCAACCGTTATATCCAATATACTTCTACGTTTTTCTTTTAATTTTTTTTGATGCAATCTATTACAATTAGCACATAGTGTTTTTAAATTACTTTTTTCTTTATTCTTATTATCACCGTCTTTATACACTATATCAAGTTGACATTTATCTTCAGGTATAAAACTACATTTTTCACATTTGTTCTTTTTATGTAATAGATAACCATGTTTTGGATTGTATGCGGCTTTACTACATGTAACACAGTATTTGTGCCATTTAATAAACCCATGTTTACTTTTACCATTACTTTTTGATAATGATACTTTGCAATGTTCACATAAAGGTCTAGTGGGCTGTTTAGTAATCACTATACCTGAAGTTCTTGCTAGTATTTTTTGCTTTTTAATTTTTTCTTTTTCGTCTATCTTTTTCTGTTTTTGTATAGCTTTATTTCGTATTTTTTCTTTTTTCTTTTCTTCCTGTCGTTGTAATGTTAATAATCTTCTTTCATTTTTCTTATCTAAAAAAACTTTATCCTTTTCAGTTAATAGTCCATTTTCAATGCGACTATTACGAAGTTTTATAGTATCTTTCATTTTTTCTACAGCTTCTGTAGTAAGTTTTTGTCCTTTTTTTCGTCCTGGACCTTTGTGACCACCTGGTGCAATATTCCATCCTATATCAATACTAGGTCTTAACTCTGCTTCACGTAGATAGCAAGTATTTTCTTTATCAGTTAGTATTACTTCTTTGATAATATTTTCCCAACCGTATTTTTTAATAGCATTTACTAAATGTATATTTTTATGCTTATTGGTTTGTACTTGAGTTATATGAGACCTCATTCGTACATTAAAGTTTTTTGTCACACCAATATAACCATCTGTAGATGGATCTGTGTGTTCTGGTAATCTTATCCAGTATAATAGTGCAATATCTTTTTTCATGCATATATTTATAATAAAAAAGATTTTTTGAGTGCTTTTACTCAACATAAAATGGTGTTTTATGGAATACTTCTTTTATTTTTTTGATAAATATATTATAACAATTTTTCAGGATATTACATGGCAGCAGATGAATTTAATTCGTTAGGTGGGTACTCGGTAAATATACCACCTATTACCGTAATTGATGAAAACGGTAATGTAGTTACAAACGTATTAGCTCCTGCAGGTAATGTTGCTGTGGCAAGAATTTATGCCGCAAATTACTTTTATGCCAATGGTGTACCATTCAATGCAGGTGGTAATCCATACGGTCCAAACGATAGTGTTCAGTTTAATAGTAATGGTGCATTTGATGGTAGTGCAAATTTCACATTTAATAATATTACTCAATTATTAACTGTTCCTAGTATAAATGTCTCTGGTTTAAGTAATTTAGGTAATATAGGAAATATTACCATTACAGGTGGCACTGCAGGATATCTGTTAACCACTAGTGGCAATGGTGTGTTAAATTGGACACCTCCTAGTACTGGTTCTGCTATTAGTAATGGTACAAGTAATTTAAATATTACTACAGTTAACGGTAATATAGTTGCAGGTATTAATGGTGTAGCAAATGTATTTTCTATAACTAGTGAAGGTGCTATAACGTCCGGTAATGTAATTGCTGGTAATGTTAAAACTGACAACTTGTTGTATGCTAACGGTGATCCATATGTATTTACGACTAATGCTGCCGGTAGTAACACCCAAGTTCAATTCAATAACAATAATGCATTTAGTGCTAGTGCTAATTTTACTTTTGATAATACTACTAATACATTATCAGTAACAAATATAATATCAAATGGTGCTGGTTTATCAAATATTACTGGTGCAAATGTTACTGGTCAAGTTGATTATGCAGCCATAGCTAATAGTGTAGATGTAGCCAATGTAGTAGGTATAGGTAATATAGCTACCATAAATTTAGATGGTAACGTTAGTAACATTTTACGTGGTGACGGTACTTGGGGAGCAGAAGCCGGCAATTTAAATGCAAATTTTGCAAATTTTGCTGGCAATGTAACAGTAAGTTCTCAGCCAAATATCACAAGTCTTGGTACACTTGTTAGTTTAACTGTTGCAGGTAATGCAAATATAACTGGAAATTTAGCAACTCAAGGTACTATAGTATCTAATGCTAATATAACCGGTGCTAATTTAATAACTAGTAATGGAATTTATGCGAACACCGCTACTATTACTGCTAATCTTACATCAGGTAATGCTAATTTAGGTAACTTGGCTACTGCTAATTACATAAATGTATCACAACAGTTTAATGGTAATGTTGCCAACTTTAGCGGTAATGTAACATCATTAAATGCTAATTTAGGTAACTTGGCTACTGCTAATTACATAAATGTATCACAACAGTTTAATGGTAATGTTGCCAACTTTAGCGGTAATATAACAGCATTAAATGCTAATTTAGGTAATCTAGTTACTGCTAATTATGTAAACGTTTCAAGTAATACAATAACAAATAATTTAACTGTTAATTTAGCGTTAAGTGGTAATACAGCCAATTTCACTGGTAACATAACAGCATTAAATGCTAATTTAGGTAATCTAGTTACAGCCAATTATGTAAACGTATCACAACAACTTAATGGTAATACAGCCAACTTCACCGGCAACATAACAGCATTAAATGCTAATTTAGGTAACTTGGCTACTGCCAATTATGTAAACGTATCAAGTAATACAATAACAAATAATTTAACTGTTAATTTAGCGTTAAGTGGTAATACGGCTAACTTTATTGGTAATTTAAATGCAGGTAATTTAAGCACAGCTGGCACTGGCAATATTACAATGTTTGGCGGAAATATCAATGGTGCTAATGTAATTACTGCTAATATTTTTAGTGGCAATCTATCAGCAACAACTGCCGAAATTTCTGGCAACACAACAACAAATAATCTAACCGTTAATTCACACATTTCAGCTAATACTGCTAATTTCAGTGGTAACTTAACAGCATTAAATGCTAATTTGGGTAACTTAGCTACTGCTAATTACATAAACGTATCACAACAGCTTAATGGTAATGTTGCTAATTTCAGTGGTAACTTAACAGCATTAAATGCTAATTTGGGTAACTTAGCTACTGCTAATTATGTAAATGTATCAAGTAATCTAATTGTTAGTAATTTAACAGTTAATTTAGAGTTAAGTGGTAATACAGCCAACTTCACTGGTAACGTAACATCTTTAAATGCTAATTTGGGTAATCTAGTTACAGCCAATTATGTAAACGTTTCAAGTAATACAATAACGAATAACTTAACTGTTAATTTAGAGTTAAGTGGTAACACAGCTAACTTCAGTGGCAACATAACATCATTAAATGCTACCTTAGGTAATCTAGCTACTGCTAATTATGTAAATGTATCACAGCAACTTAATGGTAATGTTGCTAATTTCAGTGGCAACGTAACATCATTAAATGCTAACTTAGGTAATCTAGCTACTGTTAATTTTATACAAACCAATGAGATATTTAATGGAAATAGTAATGTTAGAATAGCTCCAAATGGTAATGTAACAGTTTCTGTTACTGGCACAACAAATGTATATACTTTAAGTAATGTAGGTGCAAACATTGTTGGTTATGTGTCAGCGAACGGCAACGGAACATTTGGTGCATTATATTCAAATACGTTAACATCTCAGGCTGGCAATATAACAATATATGCCGCACCGGGAAATAACTATGTTGAACTACGTCCTTCTGGCAATGGTCATGTAGATGTTGCCAATTATAGAATTCAAAATTTAGGGACGCCTGTTACTAGTACAGATGCCGCAACAAAACAATATGTTGATGATGTTGCTCAAGGTTTAAACATACATGATGCCTGTCAGGCAGCAACATCAACAACTTTGAATATAATTACTAGTGGTACTGTTGCATATAATAATGGTGCTAGTGGAGTAGGTGCAAACTTAGTAACAACTGGATCATTTAATTTAATAGATGGAGTAAATGTACAAACTAGTGGAACACGTATTTTAGTTAAAAATGAAGCTAATGCAGTATGGAATGGTATCTATACTTGGGCAAATAGTACAACAATTGTTCGTGCAACTGATTTTAATAGTGTACCAGAAGTAGAAGCAGGTGATTTTACTTTCATAACCGGTGGCACACTTTATGATAATACGGGTTGGGTACAAACATCTGTTGTAGTTACTATTGGCACTGATCCAATTGAATTTACACAATTCAGTGGTGCTGGTACTTATCAAGCAGGTAGTGGTTTAACGTTAACGGGTACAGTATTCAGTGTAAATGTTGATAATGTCACTACTGAAATTGCAGGAGGTAATGTAGTAGTTAAAGCAAATGCACAACTAACTACTCCTAATATTGGCGCCGCAACTGGTACTAGTATAAATTTAACTGGTAATGTATTAGCAAATAACATAAACGCCAATACCAAAATAACATCTTTTGATATAGGTGTTTCTAACAATATTGTTACATCTAATGCAACAATAAACCTTGAGTTGTCAGGTAATACTGCAAATTTTACCGGTAATATAAAATCATTAAATGCTAATCTTGGTAATTTGGCTATAGCTAATTACTTTCAAGGTGATGGTAGCTTACTTACAAATGTTTCTGCTACTGGAAGTCTGTCAAACGGTACATCAAATGTTAGTATTCCGTCTGTTAATGGTAATGTAAATATAAGTGTTAATGGTAATGCGAATATATTAACTGTGACCGGTACAGGTGCAAATTTAACAGGAACATTGAATGTTACCGGATTAGTAACTATACCAAATACAGCAGGTGGCGCAACTGATATAGCACTAGGTAATCCTACTCAAGGTAATCTAATTAGTAATGCTGTAACTTTAACAAACTCATCATCTGTGTCAAATGCAATAGCTCAATTAAATGTAGTATTAGGAAAATTAGTTCCTCCTTCTCCCCCAACGTTCCCCGCTAGTCAATCAATTGCTATCAGTACTTTGTCAACATATCGTATGGCAAACTTCACTCAAACTGATAATACACCCGGAGCTAATAAATCAGTAGCCGGTGGTACAACAGTAACTAATGTTCGTAGAGCCAGTTCTTATGTCACTGGTAACATCACAGTAGCAGGTCCAGGAGACACTGGAACAATAACAGCATTTTTAAATGGTGCAGATGCAGGTAATAGAACACTTACAAGTAGTTTAAATGGTAACGGAACTTATAGTAATTTGGTTATATTTAATAACTATGATTATAATGTTGCTAATGCAAATATTGCAGCCGGCTTTTGGAGCGTATTCTCCTCAAGAGCCGCAGGCACTGTAACCGAGGGTTGGAATGAAGTTTATATTGCTGATAGTGCGGCAAGTAATACAAATACTGCAAATTGGTATTATGATTCTAGTGCACCGGGAACTCCTTCTTTTAGTTCATTAACTATATCTCCACCTGTATCACCAAGTTATACATATTCAAGTACAGTTCCTCATTATACCAACACAAACATATTCACGTTAACAGCTAATGTTAATAAATTAAGTGGTAATATGTATCCAACAAGTGATACGTTTGTTACAGGTACATCAGGTGGAGCATTTGGTACACCAAGTAGTGTAACATACTCGGCAGCGGGAGTAACAACTCCATTAGCACAAAACTTATATGTAAGTTCTGGTAATGCTTCTATATCAACTACTGCAACTATTATATCTGGATTTGGTGCAAGTAGTACTGGTCCTTCATTATCATCAAACAACAGCTATAACTCTGCTACACAAGCATTTACATCAACTTTGGCTGCAAATGTATTGTACAAAACAGGTACTGTTAGTTCTGCATCAACGATTGAAGAAGCAAATGTATTTGTTGGATCAACTATTGGTACTGGATCTGGTTTAGCATTTAGAATTATTAATCCAGGTAGTGCTGACACTCCGGTATATACTGCAAGTGCAGCCGCTTTTAATAGTCAATCAAGTACATTACAAACATATGATTCAACTGTTGTTGCTAATATATTAAAGCATGACCAAACAAATTATAGTACTGGATATTTACCGTTAGGACCTAATTTAAGTTCCGGACGTACTGGTTCACAGTATTTTACTTTTAAAATTATTAGAACATCTGTTTCTAAATTTGATATTAAGTGGACTGGTACTATTGCAGGATTATGGATAGCATTACCGGGAAGTGTTATTGATAGTACAAGTAGTGCAAATGGATGGATTGATATGAGTATAGCATATGCCGGAGCAGGTATACCAGGGGTGAATAGCCCAGGTAATGGTAGTAATGGTTGTGCCTTGGGGGGAGTAGCCCCGTTAAATAGTGCCCAAACTAATAAATCAGTAACAGCAACATTTGGTACAGTAAGTAGCTCTAGTACAGCAACTAGTGAAATTTACATACGTATTAAGTTAACAAGTGGGCAATCAGTGACCGCTCTTTCTTTACAGACTGCGAGTAACTAATTATGGCAGTATCACAATCACAAATTGTTGACTTATTATATAAACAGGCATTCGGTGTTACAAAAACCGATACGGCTACTAATAAGAGTCCTAGTAACGAAAATATTCCTAGTCCTCTTTTAATACGTGGTGATACAATTTGGACACAATCAGATCAAATCCCATCAACCGCAACAGCAACTGCAGGTATTGTTCAGGCATATACTGGCGCAAATGCAATAGAATGTATTGCAGATAATACAACTGTTCCAATTGGTGGAATATATCCAACATGGCTAACCGAATTAACATATTGGATTCCTTCAGAATTTGGCGCTACCTATACAGTACAAGTTTGGGTTGATAATCCAGGAGTTGCTAATCCAACTTTAACTGGTACACAGATTTTTGCAGCCGGCTCTGGTGGTACAGGACAATATTATTATAATTATCAATCAGGAGTATTAAACTTTATTGGTGAAACAATACCGGCGTCGTTGACTTCTGGTAAAGTATTATACATTGTTGGTTATAGATATATAGGCGAAGTTGGTGTAACAAACTTACCTAATAATACTACTATAGGTAATTTGAATTTTACCGGTACTACGATAAGTAGTACAACTGCAAATGGCAATATTATTATTGCTCCAAATGGTACTGGAACAGTACAAATTAGTTCTGCAGTAACATCTAATGGTAATATTACTGCAACCTTTTTTATTGGAAACGGTAGTCAATTAACTGGAGTAGCGGCTAGCAATGCGGCAACTTCAGGTACAGTAACTGATAATGCACAACCAAACATCACATCAGTTGGCACATTAATTTCATTAAATGTTTCTAGTAATGTTACTGCTAGTAATTTTATAGGTGCATTAGCTAATGGAAATAGTAATGTAAATATACCTAATATTAATGGCAATATTAATTTAACCGCAGTAGGCAATACTACTATGGTAGTTACAGGTACTGGTGTTAATGTAGAAGGTACTTTAACTACTACAGGAAGTCTTACTTTAATTGGTAGCAATGTAACTGGCGCTAATGTTGTTTTTGCTAACACTGTTTCTGCCAATTTATTAGCAACAACATCAAATGTTTCAAGTAATAGTATTACAAATAATTTAACTGTTAATTTGGCACTTAGTGGTAATACTGCTAACTTCACTGGTAATATAATAACATTAAATGCAAATTTAGGTAATGCAGCCTCTGCTAATTATTTTATTGGAAACGGTAGTTTATTAACAGGAGTAGCAGCCAGTAATGCAGTAAGTGCGGGTACGGTAACTAATAATTCTCAACCTAATATTACTAGTGTTGGTACATTAATTTCATTAGATATTTCTGGTAATCTTACTGCAGGCAATGCTAATTTAGGTAACCTAATAACAGCTAACTTCTTCAGTGGGTCGGGCAATTTATTAAGCAATATTCAGGGAAGTAATGTTACCGGTAATGTAACTAGTGCAGTTACAGCTAATTTTGCTAACTACGCAGGTAATGTAACTTTAGCGGCCCAATCAAATATTACAAGTGTTGGAACATTAACAAGTTTATCAGTAACTGGTAACATCAGTACCGGGAATGCTAACTTAGGTAACCTTGCAACAGCTAACTTCTTTAGTGGATCCGGTAATAACTTAAGTAATATTCAAGGAAGTAATGTCACTGGTCAAGTAGGTAACGCATTAGTAGCTAGTACAGTGTATACAAATGCTCAACCAAACATTACAAGTACAGGTACATTAACAGGTTTAACTGTATCAGGACATTTAACAGCAAACACATTCCAGATGGGATATGGAATATATGCATTTTATTCTACATCTGTATATTTTGCTACAACAGCTAGTACATCTGCTAATCAATTATTATGGGATTATCCTGTGGCAGACTTGTCTGCTATTGATTTTACCATTATTGCAACAGATAATGTAGGTGCTTCTAGACAATCATGTAAGATATCAGCCGCCATATTAGGTACAACTGTTACATATAACGAATATGGTGGATTGTTTATAAACGGTGGGGTGGGCAGTTTTAGTGTAATATATAATGGAAGTGGGCCAACACCAACTTTAGAGTTGGTAGTAACTCCGGATTCTTCAAATCTAACAGAATATAATATGCTAATTTCTAAGTATTTGGTGTGATATACCAATACATAAATTACGAAAAAGATAAATATAAATATAAGGACACAACAAAATGGCAATTAAAGCACTAAACTCAGTAGCTGGCTTCTCAGTAGGTGAAGTACCAGCAAATATTATATTAGCAAACGGTGACATAACATCTAATAATGGCACGTTTACGGCAAACATTTCGGCAGGAAATGTATTAACCAATAATCTCTTATATGCTAATGGTAATCCATGGGATATTGGTGGTATTCCAGGTGGCTCAAATACCCAGATTCAGTTTAATGATGCTGGTGAATTTGGCGGTAGTGCTAACTTTACCTTTAATCAGTCAACTAATGTATTGACTGTTACTGGTAATATTGCCGGTACGAATGTCAATGCTGGTAACTTGTTAACTGCTAATTATGTAACAGGTACCTTAACAACAGCCGCACAGCCAAATATTACAAGTGTTGGAACTTTAACTGGTTTAACAGTTAGTGATGGTAACGTTAGTAATACCATAATTGCATATGGTAATGGTACTCTTGCTGTGTCCGGCAACATTACTGCTAATAACTTTGTTGGTAATATTAGTGGTAACATTTCAGGTAATATTGTCATTCCTGGTTCAAATACAGGTGTTGTGTTTAATGACAATGGTAATGCTAATACAAGCACCGCATTTACCTTTAACAAGGCAAGTAATTTAGTTACTATTACATCTAATGCTAACGTCGGTAATTTGATATCAGGTGGAGTTGTGTCCGCAACTGGTAACGTGTCCGGTGCTAATTTAACAACAGGCGGTGTATTAAGTGTAACAGGTAATGCTAACGTTGGTAACTTAGGTACAGGTGGTTTGATAGTTGCAAGTGGCAACATTGATGGTGGAAATTTAAATACGGGCGGAGCACTAAGTGTAACAGGTAATGCTAACGTTGGTAACTTAGGAACTGCAGGTTTAGTTACTGCAACCGGCAACGTAAGTGGTGGTAATTTAACTACCACTGGTTTAGTATCTGCAACCGGCAACGTAAGTGGTGGTAATTTAACTACAGGTGGCGTAGTACAAGCAACAGGCAATGTTAATGGTGCCAACTTTAATACACTTGGTACTGCTAATATAGGTGATCTAAAGATTTCAGGTAATGTTGAAGGTAATTTAATACCCAAAACATCTAACACATATAATTTAGGTAATAGTACATATTACTGGAAAGATTTGTTCTTATCCGGCACTACTATTACGCTAGGTGATCAAACAATTTCTTCAAATGCAAATGGTGTTATCTTATCAAATACAACATTCATAAGTACATTAAATGCATCAGGTAATGCTAATGTTGGTAATTTAGGTACTGCAGGTTCGATTACTGCAACAGGCAATGTAAGTGGTGGTAATTTAACTACTACTGGTGTAGTATCTGCAACTGGTAATGTATCTGGTGGTAACTTAACAACAGCCGGTGTACTAAGTGTAACAGGTAATGCTAACGTTGGTAATTTAGGTACAGCTGGTCTAATAGTTGCAACTGGTAATATTGATGGTGGTAACTTAAATACTGGTGGAATAGTATCCGCATCTGGCAACATAGTTTCTAATGCAAACGTTGTTACAGATTTGATTGTTGGTAGAACAAGTAGTGTAACAATTACCGCAACTGGTTCTAATCAAAATATTAATTTGACTCCAACAGGTACTGGTACAGTTAACGTTGGTAATTTTATTATATCTAACGTACAAACTCCATTATCAGATTTTGATGCCGCAACAAAGAAATACGTAGATGACGTTGCTCAAGGTCTAAACGTACACGATGCAGCATTGGCAGCAACAACTAATACACTTGCTATATTGACTGGCGGTACTATCACATATAATAATGGTACAGCAGGCGTTGGTGCAACATTGACACTATCAGGTTCACCAACTAAGAATTTCACAAGTGCAAATACTTTTGATGGTAATGTCACCGCAGTGACAACTAGTCGTATTCTTGTTAAGAGCGAAACAAATGCGGCATATAACGGTGTTTACGTTGTTACAAGTTCAACTGTTCTAACAAGAGCAAGTGATTACAATACTGTTCCGGAAGTTGAAGCAGGTGACTTCATATTCGTACAAGACGGTACTACATACAATGACTCAGGTTGGGTACAGACATCATCAGTAACTACTATTGGTACTGATCCAATATTGTTCACTCAATTCTCAGGCGCCGGTACATATACAGCAGGCACCGGTTTAGCATTAAATGGTACTGAATTCAGTATTGCTAACACAACTGTTACTGCAGGTGCATATGGTAACGGTGATTATAATGCTACATTTACTGTTAATAGTCAAGGTCAATTAACAGCGGCTGCTAACGTAGCAATTACTGCTAACGCAGCCAACTTAACAGGTACCACCCTTGCTTCAACAATAGTAACTTCAAGTTTAACAAGTGTTGGTACATTAGGCTCATTGGCAGTTACAGCAAATGTAACTGCTGGTAATGTATATGCTAATAGCGGAACAATTGGTGCAAGTTTATTAACTGGTACACTAACTACTGCGGCTCAGCCAAATATTACAAGTGTTGGCTCATTAAGTTCATTAACAGTAGCAGGTACAAGTAACTTAGGTCCTGTTGGTAATGTAACTATTACAGGTGGATCAAGTGGACAAGTTTTAAGTACAAATGGTTCAGGTGGTTTATCATTTATAACAATAAATTCATCTGGTATATCAAATGGTACAAGTAATGTAAGTATTCCAGTATCTAATGGCAATGTTAACATGTCTGTTGGCGGAAACGCTAATGTATTGGTTGTTACAGGTACCGGAGTTAACGTAGCAGGTAATTTAAATGCTACCGGAAATGTTAGTTTAGGTGGAGGTTCGGGTGGTAATTTAAGTGGTGCTAATAATATTAGTGCAAACACATTCACTGGTACACTTACAACAAATGCTCAACCAAATATCACAAGTGTTGGTACATTAACAAGTTTAGCAGTAACAGGTAACATTAGTTCAGGTAATGCTAATTTAGGTAATTTAGTAACAGCTAATTTCTTTAGCGGTTCTGGTAATAACTTAAGTAATATTCAAGGTGGTAACGTTTCTGGCCAAGTAGGTAACGCACTAGTGGCAGGTACAGTATATACAAATGCTCAACCAAATATTACAAGTGTTGGTACATTAGCTAATTTAACAGTAGGTGGTACAAGCAATTTAGGTCCAGTCGGTAATGTAACTATTACCGGTGGTTCAAGTGGACAAGTTTTAAGTACAAATGGTTCAGGTGGATTATCATTTATTACTATCGGTACAGCCGGTGTATCAAATGGTAATAGTAATGTTAGTATTGCAACTGCCGGCGGTAATGTAACAACCAGTGTAGCTGGCAATGCTAACGTATTAGTTGTTACTGGCACAGGAATATTAGTTAACGGTAACGGAAATGTTACTGGTAATCTAACAGCAGGTAATATCATTGCAGGCGGAGGTTCTGGTGGTAATATTACTGGTGCAAACTTAGTTTCTGCTAACTTCTTCACTGGTACATTAACAACAGCCGCACAGCCAAATATCACAAGTGTCGGTACATTAACAAGTTTAGCAGTAACTGGCAATATCAGTTCAGGTAATGCTAATTTAGGTAACTTAGTTACAGCTAACTTCTTTAGTGGTTCTGGTAATAATTTAAGTAATATTCAAGGTGCTAACGTTACTGGCACAGTAGCAAGCGCATCAACTGCAGTAACAGTAACTGCAAATGCTCAACCTAATATTACAAGTACAGGTACACTAACAAGTTTAGGCGTATCAGGTGCAGTAACAGCAAGCACATTAGTTTCTAACGTTGCAACCGGCACTGCTCCATTAACAGTAACAAGTACAACACGTGTTTCTAACTTAAACGTTGCATATGCTAACGTAGCAGATAATATTAATGTAGCAGCCGGAACAGGAAATAATTTCCTTATATTTGCAAATGCAGCAACAGGTAATGTATCAGAATTAACAAGTACAGGATTAACTGCTAACTTATCTAATAATTCTATCACAGCAACTACATTTGTTGGTACATTGGCTGGTTCATTAGCTAATGGTAATAGTAATGTTAACATACCAAATGCAAATGGTAATATTAATCTAACTGCTGTAGGAAATACAACATTAGTAGTTACAGGCACTGGCGCAAATATTGAAGGAACATTAAATGTAACCGGTAATGCAGTTGTTGGAAATCTAACAACAGGTGGAGCTGGTGGTAACATTTCGGGTGCTAATAACATTAGTGCTAACACATTCACTGGTACATTAACAACAGCCGCACAGCCAAATATTACAAGTGTTGGTACATTAACAAGTTTGGCGGTAACAGGTAATGTTACTGCTGGTAATGCTAATGTAACTGGTCAATTAATTTCTACTGTTTCAACAGGTACTGCACCGTTTGTAGTTACATCAACTACAACTGTTGCTAACTTGTCAGTAGCTACCGCAACAACAGCCGGATCTGCAACAACAGCTGGCACAGTAACAACAAATGCTCAACCTAACATCACTAGTGTTGGTACATTAACAAGTTTAGCTGTGACAGGTAATGTTACTGCTGGTAATTTAATAGGTGTGTTTGCTAATGGTAATAGTAGCATTTCTATTCCATCAGCTAATGGTAATATTAATATTTCAGCAGGTGGAACACCGAATGAATTAGTAATCACTAGTACAGGAGTTAATGTAGCCGGTACATTAAATGCTACAGGTAACATTAATGGTGGTAATGTAATTACAACCGGTGTTGCGGTCGCTAATTCGGGCGTCCAGATTAGTAACTCTGCTGTTTATTTTGCTAATGTTACTACATCTTCAACTACACCAAACCAAACAATTGCAACAATTGCATTAACTAGTTCTTATATAACAGGAGTAGAATATTTAGTTAAAGGGGTAGATGCTGCCGGTGCTAAATACAGTGTAGCTACAGTTGTATCAGTTACTAATGGAACCATATCAGATTATTCTACTTTTGCAACAGTCAATATAGGAGGATCAACTGGGTCATTATCAGTTAACATATCAGGAAGTAATATTGCGTTGCAAGTTACCCCTGCAAGTAGTAACTCAACTGTATGGACTACCCAATTTAGAGTCATTTAAGGATATACACAAAGAGATGCAACATTATAGAAAAATTTGGGAAAGTATTAATGGTCCTATACCAATTGATGAGTTTGGTAGAACATACGAAATTCATCATATTGACGGTAACCATAAAAATAATTCCGTTGACAACTTACAGTGTATTTCAATAAAAGAGCACTATGATATTCATTATTCTCAAGGAGATTTAGGTGCATGTTACCTAATAGGTGTTAGAATGCAAATGACCACATCAGAACTATCAACTTTGTCGTCTTTGGTTCAACAAGAAAAAATAAAGAATAAAACTCATGCTTTTTTACGAAAAGATTTTCAAAAAAATATGCAAAATAAACGTGTTGCAGATGGTGTACATCCGTGGCAAAATTCAGAATTGCAAAAAAAGAAAGCATTAATGAGGGTTAAAAATGGAACGCATCCTTGGTTGGGATCAGAGTTTGCTAAAAAAAATAATTTAAAAAGAATAAAAGATAACACTCATAATTTTTTAGGAGATACTAATCCAGGAAAACTGAATTTTGAAGCAGGCACTAGTCATATCAATAATAAAGAATGGCAAAAGGAAAAAGCAAAAAAACAAATTGAGAAGGGTACACATAACTCACAAGTTAAGTGGGTTTGTTCTAAATGTAATAAAGAAGGTAAAGGCTCAGGTGCTTTTTCTAGATTTCACGGTAATAACTGTAAATCTCTAGTGGTAGCGTAAGCAGAAAGTAAAGAATGGCAAAGAAACCCTTCATTTCGGTTGATGGTATCACCGTAGGTGAAGCCAACGCACTAGTGAACGTTATTTTATCCAATGGTGATATTACCACAAGTAATATTACTATTGGTAATAACGCTAACTTAGGCAATGTCGGTAATATTATTATTACCGGCGGTTCTTCCGGCTATGTATTAAGCACAAATGGATCAGGGAATCTTTCTTGGATAGCACAATCCGGTGGAGGTAGCACCAGCAATATTAGTAATGGCAATAGTAATGTAAATATTGCTACAGAAAATGGCAACATCACCATGAGTGCTGTTGGCAATGCTAATATCGTAGTAGTTACCGGTACTGGAGCAAATATTACAGGAACATTAAATGTAACCGGTAATGCTACTGTTGGTAACATTATTACAGGTGCTGGATCAGGTGGTAATATCACCGGTGCAAATGTAATCTCTGCTAATACAGTTACAGCTAGCGGTAATATTACTGCTGGTAATGCTAATTTAGGCAATGCAGTAACAGCTAATTTCTTTATTGGTAGTGGTGCTAATTTAACAAGTATAGCCGGAGCCAATGTTTCTGGTCAAGTAGGTAATGCATTAGTAGCAAGTACTGTATATACAAATGCACAACCTAATATTACTTCAGTTGGTACATTAACTAGTTTAAGTGTTTCTGGTACAGGATCATTTGGTGCTAATGTTAATTTAAACAGTTTTAATATAACAAATCTTGCAACTCCAGTAGCAAGCACAGATGCCGCAACAAAACAATATGTTGATGATGTTGCTCAAGGCTTGAACGTACATGATAGTGTACAAGCCGCAACGCCAACAACACTAGCATCTATTACCGGTGGAACAATAACATATAATAACGGCTCTAGTGGAGTAGGTGCAAATCTAACTACTACTGGATCATTTAATTTAATAGATGGTGTAAATGTACAAACATCAGGTACACGTATTCTAGTCAAGAACGAAGCAAACGCAGTATTCAATGGTATATATACTTGGAGTAACGCAACGGTAATTACACGTGCGGTTGACTATAATACTGTACCTGAAGTAGAAGCAGGTGATTTTGTATTCTGCACAGGTGGCACACTATATGATAATACCGGTTGGGTACAAACAAGTACTGTTACTGCAATTGGTACTACTGGTAATAACATTGAATTCACTCAGTTTTCAGGAGCTGGTACATATCAAGCTGGTACGGGTTTAACATTAACAGGTAGTACCTTTAGTGTAAATGCTAGTCAAACTCAAGTTACTAGTGTAGGTACATTGGGTAATTTAACTGTTAGCGGTAATGCAACAGTCGGTAATTTAGTTACTAGTGGTAGTGGTGGTACATTATCTAACATCAATGTTGTTTCAGCTAATACATTTACTGCAAGTGGAAATATTACTGCTGGTAATGCTAATTTAGGTAACTCAGTAACAGCTAACTTTTTTACTGGTAATCTTTACGGAACAGCAAATTTAGCAACATTTGCAACCACTGCAAATGCGGTAGCAGGATCTAATGTATCCGGTCAAGTAGGTAATGCATTAGTAGCGGGGACAGTTTATACTGCGGCACAACCAAATATAACAAGTGTTGGTACATTAACTGGTTTAACAAGCACAGGTACAGTTAACTTAACTGGTGCAAGTAATGTTAGTTTAGGACCAGTTGGTAATGTAAAAATCACAGGTGGTAGTAATGGACAGTACTTACAGACAGATGGAACCGGAACACTAAACTGGGTAAGTATTAGCTCAAGTGCTACATTAGCAAATGGCAATAGTAATGTAAATATACCAGCCGCAAATGGCAATATCAACTTAACAGCAGTTGGTAATACAGTTATGGTAGTTACTGGTACTGGTGTTAATGTGGCCGGTACATTAAATATATCTGGCAATACAACAGTAAGTAATCTAATATCATCAGGTACCGGAGGTAATATTAGTAATGCTAATGTTATCTCAGCAAATACATTTATTGCTAGTGGTAATATCACTGCAACTAATATCAATACAACCGGTAGTGGTGGTAATATTGGTAATGCAAATGTTATCAGTGCAAATACGTTTATTGCGAGTGGTAATATCACAGCCGGTAATGCAAACTTAGGTAATGCAACTACTGCTAATTATTTCATTGGTAACTTTTATGGTACAGCCAACTCAGCTACAACAGCGGGTACTGTAACAACAGCCGCACAACCAAATATTACTTCAGTTGGAACATTAAGTAGTTTATCAGTTACTGGTAACATCAGTTCAGGTAATGCTAATTTAGGTAACTTAGTAACAGCTAACTTCTTTAGTGGTAATGGTAGTCTATTAACTGGTATTACAGTAAGTGCCGGTAATTCAATTGTAAATGGTAATAGCAATGTAAGTATTCCAGTCGCAAATGGAAATGTTAATATTAGTGCTGTAGGAAATGCAAACGTTTTAGTTATTACAGGCACTGGGGCAAACATTACAGGTACAGCTAACATCAGCGGTAACTTAAGTGTAGGGAACATAGTAACTAGTGGCAGTGGTGGTAATATTACCGGTGGTAATGTTATTTCCGCTAATACATTTATAGCTAGCGGTAATATAACAGCTAGTAATGCTAATTTAGGTAATGCGGTAACAGCTAACTATTTTATTGGTAACTTATATGGCACAGCTAATTTAGCTACATTTGCAACTACTGCTAATAGTGTAGCAGGTGGTAATGTTTCTGGTCAAGTGGGTAATGCATTAGTAGCAAGTACTGTATATACAAATGCACAGCCAAACATAACAAGTGTTGGTACATTAACTAGTTTAAGTGTATCCGGTACAGGATTATTTGGTGCTAATGTTAATTTAAATAGTTTTAACATCACTAATTTAGCTACACCGGTTGCAAGCACAGATGCCGCAACAAAACAATATGTTGATGACGTTGCTCAAGGACTAAACATACATGATGCAGTAGCAGCCGCGACACCAACAACACTAGCATCTATTACCGGTGGAACAATAACATATAATAACGGCTCTAGTGGAGTAGGTGCAAACTTGACAACTACTGGCACTTTTAACTTAATAGACGGTGTAAATGTACAAACATCAGGTACACGTATTTTAGTTAAGAACGAGGCAAATGCAGTATTTAATGGTATATATACTTGGAGTAACGCAACCGTTATTACACGTGCAACTGATTATAATACTGTACCTGAAGTAGAAGCAGGTGATTTTGTATTCTGCACAGGTGGTACACTATATGATAATACCGGTTGGGTACAAACCAGTACTGTTACGGCAATTGGTACTGCTGGTAATAACATTGAATTCACCCAGTTTAGTGGTGCAGGTACATATACAGCAGGTACTGGTTTAACATTAACTGGCAGTGTATTCAGTATTTCTAATACAACTGTAACAGCCGGCAGTTATGGCAATGGCGATAGAGTTGCAACGTTTACGGTTAATAGTCAAGGTCAATTAACAGCAGCAGCTAATACAGCAATAACAGCTAATGCCGCTAACTTAACAGGAACAACTCTTGCTACTGGTATTGTTACTAGTTCATTAACCAGTGTTGGTAATTTAATTGGATTAACAGTAAGTAATTCTTCTAGTACAGTTAACTTCTCAAATACAGCTAACGTTACTTTGGGTACTGTATCTAACTTACATATTAGTGGTGGTACAAACGCATATGTATTAAGTACTGATGGTGCAGGTAATTTAAGTTGGGTAGCTCAAACAGCCGGTGGCGGATCTAATATCAGTAATGGCAATAGTAATGTAAGTATTGCTACTGCAAATGGCAATATAACATTCAGTGCAGTTGGTAATGCTAATGTAATGACTATTACCGGTACTGGTGCAAACATTACTGGATATACTACTATTACAGGTAATCTATCCGCTGGTAATATCACTACAGGTGCTGGCACAGGTGGTAACATCAGTGGTGCTAATGTAATATCTGCTAATATAGTAAATGCTACACTTAGTGCTAACTTAGGTAACAGTGTTACTGCTAATTACTTTATTGGTAACTTTTATGGTACTGCTAATAGTGCTACAACAGCAGGTACAGTAACAACTGCGGCTCAACCAAATATCACTTCAGTTGGTACATTGACTAGTTTAGCAGTAACAGGTAATGCTTCGGCAGGTAACCTGAATACAGCAGGTGCAGTTGTAGCAAGCACCTTAACTTCAAATGTAGCTACTGGTACTGCTCCAATAACAGTAACTTCAACTACACGTGTTAGTAACTTAAACGTTGCTTATGCTAACGTGGCTGACAATATTAATGTATCAGCCGGAACAGGAAATAACTTCCTTATCTTTGCAAATGCGGCAACAGGCAATATAGCAGAATTAACAAGCACAGGCCTCACTGCTAACTTGTCAAATAACTCTATTACTGCAACAACATTCGTTGGCACATTAAGTGGTGCCGCAACAAGCGCAACAACAGCAGGTACAGTAACAACTAATGCACAACCAAATATCACAAGTGTTGGTACATTAACCGGACTAACAAGTACAGGTACTATTAACTTAACTAGTGCAAGCAATGTATCACTCGGACCAGTTGGTAACGTAAAAATTACTGGCGGTAGTAATGGTCAATATCTACAAACAGACGGATCAGGTACATTGACTTGGGCTACTGTAAGTTCTGGTTCTACTAGTAATATCAGTAATGGCAATAGTAATGTAAATATTGCATCAGCTAATGGTAACATTACAATGAGTGCAGTAGGTAATGCTAATATTGTTACCGTAACAGGAACTGGCATTAACGTAGCAGGTACATTAAATACAACAGGAAATGTAACATTAAGTGGATCAAATGTTAGTTTGGGTGCAGTAGGTAATGTAAAAATCACGGGTGGTTCAAACACATATGTATTAAGTACAGATGGTGCAGGTAACTTAAGTTGGGTAGCACCACCAGCCGGTGCAAATGTAACAGTAGATAACTTTACAGGTAATGGTGTACAGACAGTATTTACTTTAAGTACCACGCCTACAGGCATAAATCAAACTAGTGTTAACTATAATGGAGCTACCGTATTACGTACAGATTACACACTAGCTAACGCTAACATTACATTTAGTAGTGCTCCTGCAAATGGCAGTTATATAGAAGTAACAACAATCAATTTAACCACTAGTGGTGGAGGTGGTGGAGCATCATCGGCTGCCGCAGTAGGCTATTCATTAATATTCGGAGGATAACATGGCAGCACCAAACATAATCAGTGCAACAACAATCAATGGTAAAACAACGGGTGCGAACCTAACAACTACAAGTGCAACTACAGTATTAAACAATGCTGTTGGTAGTGGTAAGTGTTTAAAAGTAAATACACTCAATGTAGCTAATTACGGTGCTAGTACAGCTAATGTGACCGTTGCTTGGTATAATGCAGCCAACGTTGGTGGTACAGCATTTGCGATTGCAGGTAACGTTACAGTTCCTTCTGGCGGCACAGTAACAGTTATACAAAAGAACACGCAATACTATTTGGAAGAAAATAATAGTTTGGGAGCAACTGCAGGTACTGCAAATACTCTTATTGTCACTTGTAGCTATGAGGATATAAGTTAAAATGGCTCAATTTCCATCTTCTACTAGTGCTAGTGGCCTATGGTCATTAACAGATGTACGTAATAATTTAATGGGATCAAACTGGCCATTAATGACTGTTTCATTAGTTGAATATTTAGTAGTAGCCGGCGGCGGCGGCGGAGCCGGTGGCGGCGGCGGAGCCGGTGGATATAGAACGGCAACTGGTTTTTCAGTATCCCCGGGCGTAGCATTAACTGTTACAGTAGGTGCAGGTGGAAGTGCTGGAGTAAACACTACAGGTAACGGAACTTCGGGAAATGATTCAGCATTCAGTTCTATTACGTCCACCGGTGGAGGATATGGTGCAGGTGGTACATCCGGCACTAATCCACAAGGTGGTACAGGCGGTAGCGGCGGCGGTTCTTGGACTTATGCAGCCGCACTAAAAGCCGGAGGCGCCGGTAATACCCCATCAACCAGCCCGGCTCAGGGATATAATGGTGGGGCAACATATGCTACTAGCCCGGGAGCTAACGCCGGCGGAGGTGGTGGTTCATCTAGTCTTGGTTTGGGTCCTAATGGCAATGCAGGATCCGGTGGAGATTCAGGTAGTGGCAATTACGGTGGTGTCGGTGGTTCGGGTACCACTTCAACTATTTCAGGTTCTTCAGTAACATATGCCGCGGGTGGCGGAGGTTATGTATTACTTACTAATGCCGCCGGCGCCGCAAATACAGGTACCGGTGGAGGTGGTTCATCTAGTTCTGGTGGCGGCGCCGGCTTATCAGGGTACGCCGGCGGGTCTGGTGTCGTCATTGTACGTTATGCAGATAATTATCCAGCCGCAACATCTACCACTGGTTCACCAACAATAACAGTTGCCGGTGGGTACAGGGTATATAAATGGACTACTAGTGGGTCAATAACATTTTAAATAGGAAATTAAATGAGTCATTTTGCAAAAATAGATGAAAACAACACAGTAACACAAGTTATTGTAATAGAACAAGATGTAGTAGATACAGGTCTATTTGGAGAGCCAAGCTCTTGGATTCAAACAAGTTATAACACCAGTGGCGGCGTACACAAATTAGGCGGTACACCATTACGTAAAAATTATGCTGGTATAGGATATACATATGATGTAACAAGAGATGCATTTATACCACCTAAACCATTCAATTCATGGACATTAAATGAAGATACATGCTTGTATGAAGCCCCTACAATAATGCCAGATGATGGTAAAATCTATAATTGGGATGAAGAAACAACAAGTTGGGTTGAAGTAGTACAACCGTAAAGATTAAATTGGATTAAATATATAGATGGGCTACACAAGTAGACCAATATAAAAAGAGAAATATACATGGCAATTACAAAGTTACAACCGTTCAATTTAGACACAACCGCGAACTATACCTTTGCCAATGTAACCGCAAGTAATGTTAATGGTGCTAATTTAGTTAGCGCAAACTATGTTACTGGCACACTAACAACTGCCGCACAGCCAAATATAACAAGTACAGGAACATTGGTTAATCTAACTGTTTCTGGTAATACTTCTTTCACTGGCGCTAATGTGTCATTAGGTGCAGTTGGTAATCTAAAAATTACCGGAGGTACTGCTAACTATGTACTACAAACAGATGGTGCAGGTAACTTATCTTGGGTCGCTGTAAGCTCTGGATCTACTAGTAACATTAGTAATGGTAATAGTAACGTTAATATCCCATCAAGTAATGGCAACATCAACTTAACCGCTGTTGGTAATACTACAATGGTTGTTACTGGTACAGGCGTTAACGTAGCCGGTACATTAAACGTTACGGGAAATGCTACAGTTGGTAATTTAGTTACTTCGGGCTCTGGTGGCACATTATCTAATATCAATGTTATCTCAGCTAATACATTCACTGCGTCAGGTAATATTACTGCTGGTAATGCAAACCTCGGTAATGCAGTAAGAGCTAATTTCTTTATTGGTAGTGGTGCTAACTTAACAAGCTTACCCGGTAGTAATGTTTCTGGACAAGTAGGTAATGCATTAGTAGCGGGAACAGTTTATACTGCGGCACAACCAAATATTACAAGTGTTGGTACACTAACTGGTTTAACAAGTACAGGTACAGCTAATTTAATTGGTGCAAGCAATGTATCACTCGGACCAGTTGGTAATGTAAAAATTACAGGTGGTAGTAACGGTCAATACTTGCAAACAGACGGATCCGGAACACTAACTTGGTCTACCGTAAGTTCTGGATCAACAAGTAATATAAGTAATGGTAATAGTAATGTAAGTATTGCATCAGCTAATGGCAATATTACTATGAGTAGTGCAGGCAATGCAAATATAGTAGTAGTAACAGGCACTGGTGTTAACGTAGCCGGTACATTAAACGTTACGGGAAATGCCACTGTCGGTAATATTGTAACTTCTGGCTCAGGTGGTAATGTATCTAATGTTAATGTAATCAGTGCTAACACATTTATTGCAAGTGGTAATATCTCAGCAAATAATATCAATACCACTGGTTCAGGTGGCAATATTGGTAATGCAAATGTTATTTCTGCTAATACATTCATTGCAAGTGGTAATATCACAGCCGGTAATGCTAATTTAGGTAATCTAGTTACCGCTAATTTCTTTACAGGTAATGGTAGTCTATTAACTGGTATTTCAACGTCTAGCATATCAAACGGTAATAGTAATATTTCTATTCCAACAGCTAATGGTAATATTAACATCTCGGCAGGTGGAACACCAAATGAATTAGTAATTACTAGTACCGGTATTAATGTAGCCGGTACATTAAATGCTACAGGTAATGCTAATGTAGGTAATTTAGGTGCAACTGGAGTCATAGCAACTACATTAACCGGTTCGTTAACAACAGCCGCACAACCAAATATAACTTCAGTTGGTACATTAACTAGTTTAACAGTTACTGGTAATATAACATCCGGCAATGCTAATTTAGGTAACTTAGTAACAGCTAACTTCTTTAGTGGTAATGGTAGTCTATTAACTGGTATTACAGTAAGCGCAGGTAATACTATTGTAAACGGAAATAGTAACGTAACTGTAACTGCAAACGGAAATGTCAATACAAGTGTATCCGGTAACGCAAACATTTTAGTAGTAACAGGTACAGGTGCAAATATTACTGGTACATTAAATGTATCTGGCAATACAACAGTCAGTAATTTAATATCATCAGGTACCGGAGGTAATATTAGTAATGCTAATGTTATAAGTGCAAATACATTTACTGCAAGTGGTAATATCACAGCTGGTAATCTGATAACTAGTGGTAGTGGTGGTAATATTACCGGCGGCAATGTTATTTCCGCTAATACATTAATTGCATCTAATGTTAATCTTACCGCATATAAAGAAACTGTAGTTGCAGGTGGTAATACAGGTGCAGCTACATTAACTCCAAACGTAGCTACCGGAACTATATTTAACTACACTTTGACTGGCAATATTACTATTAATGCATTGGGTAACGCCGTGGCTGGATCTAGTGCAGTATTGATATTAACACAAGACGGTACAGGTAACAGACTATTATCTAGTACGATGAAATTTGCTAGTGCATCAAAAACATTGTCAACTGCGGCATCTAGTGTTGATATTATATCAGTTTTTTATGATGGTACCACATATTACGCAACATTGAGTAAAGGCTACGCATAATGTTTAGTGCGGCAGTTGGTGGGTTTACATTTGGTGTACCCTCTCCGGCCCCCTCGCCCGCCCCTACTGCAACTGCAGGATGGAATGCAGGTGGCGGTTCTTCAGGGCAGATTTCTACCATAGATAGAATAACATTTGCAACTGATACAGCAACAGCTACTGCTAGAGGACCACTAGCAACTAATCAAAGTAATGCAGGTGGAGTAGGTACAACAACTGATGGATGGTTTGGAGGCGGATATTCCAATTCCCCGGCCCCTGGTACAAAAGTTTCAACCGTGCAACGTATTACATATGCCACCGATACTACTACTGCTAGTACTAGAGGTTCTTTATCAATATCTAGCTTTGGTTTAGCATCATCAAGTGATAATACAACATATGGATGGTTTGGTGGAGGATATACCCCATCAGCTCCCTATTATCTTTCTATTGTAAATAGAATAACATATGCATCTGACACCAATACGTCAAGTGTACGCGGCCCTTTAAGTATTATAGTATATTTACAAGCAGCAACAGGTGATCAAAATTATGGATGGTTCACCGGCGGAACAACGACCGGCGGGCCTAGTTCTACAACTTATATAGATCGTATTACATATGCCACCGATACTGCTACGGCCACAAATCGTGGAGCATTGTCATTAGCAACAAGAATGCATATGGCAGTAACTGACGGCACAACCTATGGATGGTTTGCAGGTGGTAGTCCAGGTATCAGTCTATCAACAGTACAGCGTATCACATTTGCAAATGATACTGCAACAGCAAGTAGTCGTGGTCCGTTAAACGCTACAAGATACTTAGCCTCAGGTACTTGTGACAATACATACGGATGGTTTGGTGGTGGATTTGTACCAGCTGGTACTTCTTCAACGACAACACGCATAACATATGCAACAGATACTGCTACATCAACAGATAGAGGTAACTTGTCTCAAGCTAGAACACGTGTAGCCGGCACCTCAGGTGTACAATAAAAGGAATAATAATGAGTATAACAATAACAGGTGGAATATCATTAGGTGAAGGTTTAGGAATAACTGCCTCATTGCTATATACTTCTATAACATATGGTCATAATGTTGGTTATAAGATTGAACAAGAAACTTTTAACAAATAAGTGCTACTAACATTCATAAAGCACTAGGTTTATAAACCAATCTTTTCAATTTAGATAAGTAGTTATCTAATGAATACATTTCAATCATCTTACGACAATAGATTACAATCTTGGTATAACTTACGCAACCAAATCAAAAACTACGATTTAGGTCAACAATGCATAGAAATAGATAAATGGTGGCAAAAAGCCCCATTAGTTAACCACTATCTTCATCCAATTGATTTACCCACTTGGCCCGGTCCTTGGGAACTTTTGGTAGAAAACACCTATTGTACTCTTGCAAGAGGTCTAGGAATGTGCTATACTCTACTATTAATGGATATTACTAATATAGAATTCGTACTAGCTACTGATATTCAAGGAAATGACACATCATTAGTCTTAGTAGATAACGCAAAATATGTGCTTAATTACTGGCCAAATACGGTGATAAGTAATAATCTAAAAGATTTTAAAATAGTAAGCAAGTTAGATATAACAACAATTAATAATAAAATAGGGTAAAACATGAAAATATACGTCACCAAAAGAGATGGGACAAAAGAGCCATTAATGTTAGAAAAATGGCAAGCACAAGTAGCAAAAATATGTGTAGGGATAGCAGATGTTAGCCCTTCAATGGTAGAGATTAAATCACAACTACACTTCTATGATGGAATTTCAACTAAAGAAATTGATGGAATTACATTACGTGCAGTAGTTGATTTGATTGATGTAGAAAACAATCCAGATATAGGACATACAAACTATCAATATGTAGCCGGTAAACAACGTCTATCTATGCTTAGGAAAGATGTATATGGATCATACGAAGTTCCTCACCTCTACGAAATTGTAAAAACTAATGTAGCTACAGGATTATATACTAGCGAACTACTAGAGTGGTATACTGAAGAAGATTGGAACAAGATGAATGACATACTTGACCATTCTAAAGACGAACAATATAGTTATGCCGCCATTGAGCAATTGATTGAAAAATACTTAGTAAAGAATAGAAGCACAAAGGAAATATATGAAACTCCACAAATTAGATACATGGTTGCAGCCGCTACTGTCTTCCACAAAGAAGAGCCTAACAGTGCTAGAATGCGTTACATTAAAGAGTATTACAACGCTGCCAGCGATGGTCTTTTTACTCTTGCTACTCCTGTTCTCGCTGGTCTTGGGACTCCTACTAAACAGTTTAGTAGTTGCGTACTTATCCGCAGTGATGATGACTTGGACAGTATTTTTGCTTCTGGAGAAATGATGGCTAAATATGCTAGCAAACGTGCTGGCATTGGCTTAGAGATTGGCAGATTACGCCCATTAGGATCACCTATTCGTGGTGGTGAGATTATGCACACAGGCATGATACCTTTTTTAAAGAAATGGTTTGGCGACTTAAGAAGTTGCAGTCAAGGAGGTATTCGCAATGCTAGTGCTACAGTTTTTTATCCAATTTGGCATCATCAGTTTGATGATCTTATTGTCCTTAAGAACAATCAAGGGACAGACGAAACACGTGTTAGGTTCATGGACTATGGGGTTGTTCTTAGTGCTTTCTTCTGGAGAAGATTTAAAAACAAAGAACAAATAACCTTCTTTGATCCTAATGAAGTTCCTGATCTTTATCAAGCATTCTATAGTAATACAGAATTGTTTGAAGAACTATATGTTAAATATGAAAAACGTAAAGACTTAAGAAAGAAAACAATGAATGCAGAAGATGTATTCAAAGGTGGAATTCTTAAAGAACGAACAGATACAGGACGTATCTATCTAGTGTTCGTTGACAATGTTATGAATCAAGGACCTTTTGATCCTGAATATCATACAATTTACCAGAGTAACTTATGCTGTGAAATTCTTTTACCTACTAAATCCTTTAAACGTTTGGATGACAGCGATGGTCGTATCGCTCTTTGCACATTGGGCAGTATCAATTGGGGTGCGTTCCGTAACCCAGAAGATATGCGCCGTGCTTGTCGCATATTGCATCGTAGCCTCAATAACATTCTTGACTATCAAGACTTTTTATCCATTCAATCTAAATTATCAAACGATGAAATCAGACCTCTTGGAATTGGAATCACTAATCTTGCCTACTGGCACGCCAAGCGAAGTTTCAAGTACGGAGAAAAAGACTCCTTGGCTGAAGTCAAGACGTGGATGGAACATCTATCCTTCTACTTAACTGAAGCAAGTGTGGAACTAGCACAAGAACGTGGACGCTGTGAACATAGTGATAAAACACGTTATGGTCAAGGTATCTTCCCCTGGGAATTACGTGCTAAAGGTGTTAACGAATTAGCTAACTTTGAACCAGAACTTAATTGGGAAGCACTACGTGCTATGATGCGTAGTTATGGTGTCCGTAATGCTACACAAATGGCTGTAGCTCCTGTAGAATCTAGTTCTGTAGTTATTAACTCAACAAATGGTATTGAAATGCCAATGAGTTTAATCTCTGTAAAAGAAAGTAAAGCAGGAAGTTTTGTACAAGTTGTTCCAGAATATCATAGATTGAAAAATAAATATCAATTGATGTGGGAACAAAAAGATTGTGATGGTTACTTAAAGACAGCGGCAGTTATCGCAGCCTATGTAGATCAAAGTATAAGTACTAATACTTTCTATAACCCTGCACATTTCCCTGAACGTAAAGTTCCAACAACATTGATTGCTAAGAACTTAATGAACTTTTGGTATTGGGGCGGAAAAACCCTATACTATTCACTCATAAATAAAGCAGGTAGTAAAAGTCAAGACGAGACTGTATTGGATTTACCAAGTGGATTTAACGACATTGATGATGAATCTGATTGTGAGTCATGTAAGCTTTAATTAACTACTAATATTATTAGTCTTTGATTAAGATAAATAATAATATGAATTATAAAAAACACTACGATATGTTAATTGAACGGAGTAACAACCGAATACTTGAAGGCTATGTTGAAAAACATCACATAGTTCCCAAGTGTTTAGGCGGGACTGATGAAAAAAGCAACATATCAATATTAACACCTGAAGAACATTTTTTAGCACATCAGTTATTAATTAAAATGTATCCTGGTAATAGGGATTTAATATATGCTACTCAATTAATGACAGCTCACCAAACATCTGCTAGAGTGAACAATAAACTGTTTGGTTGGTTAAGAAAACAATGTGCGTTAGCAATGTCAACTCAGACTAAAAATTGGATATCAAAAAACGGTCATCCGCGAGGTATGTTAGGTAAAAAACATGATGTTAACAACATTGATGCTATAACAGCTGGCATAAAAAAGACAGCATTGGAAAAAAGGATTGAAGTACACACATATAACTTAGATGGATCTTTTTATAAAACATATAACTCGTTGATTGAATGTGCCAAAGATTTAGAAACAAATCCCTCAAATGTTAAGTACACCGCAGATGGTAACTTTGGGCATTGTAAGAATAAACAAATACGATATGACTATGTTGAATCTATGGCTGCGTATACTAAACCTTCTCCTCTAAGAGGAAAACAAAAATCAGAAGAACACATACTAAACTTGAAGAAAGCAAGAGAACAAAGATATACTTGTGTACACTGTGGATTTATTTCAGGCAAATCTACAATAACAAGATTTCACAACAACAACTGTAAAACAAAATTATGAGTAAACAACAATACAACCTACACACTAAGACAGATTATTTGAATAGAAAAATGTTTTTGGACCCGGAAGGTCCCGTAACCATTCAAAGGTTTGAAGAAGTAAAATATAAGAAGATTGCAGACTTTGAAACAACTGCACGTGGATTCTTTTGGGTTCCAGAAGAAGTATCATTAACAAAAGATGCTAATGATTTCAAAGAAGCAAGTGATGCAGTAAGACACATCTTTACTAGTAACCTATTGCGCCAAACTGCATTAGACAGTTTGCAAGGTCGTGCACCAAGTCAAGTGTTTACTCCGGTAGTATCCTTGCCTGAATTAGAAGCATTGATTTACAATTGGTCATTCTTTGAAACAAACATTCATAGCCGTTCATATAGTCATATCATTCGTAACATTTACAATGTGCCTAAAGAAGTATTCAATACTATCCATGATACAAAAGAGATAGTTGATATGGCAAGTAGTGTTGGAAGATACTATGACGAACTACATAAAGTAAATTGCCGCAAAGAGTTAGGTGAAGATGTAAATGAAAAAGAACACATCAAAGCAATTTATATGGCACTACATGCTAGCTACGCATTGGAAGCATTTAGATTTATGGTATCATTCGCTACAAGTTTAGCAATGGTTGAGAACAAAATCTTTATTGGTAATGGTAACATTATCAGTTTAATTCTACAAGATGAATTGTTACATAAAGGCTGGACTGCCTACCTTATCAATCAAGTAGTAAAAGAAGATAGTCGTTTCGCACAAGTTAAATCAGAATGTGAAAGTGAAGTCTATCAGCTTTACATGGATGTTATACGTGAAGAAAAAGATTGGGCAGACTATTTGTTTAAGATGGGTCCGGTTATTGGATTAAATGCCGCAGTGTTAAAAGACTTTGTTGATTATACTGCTATGGGTGCATTAAAAGATATCGGGATTAGATATAATAATCCTGCGCCAAAGAGTACTCCTATTCCCTGGTTTACTAAACATAGTGATACTAGCAAGAAACAATCTGCACTTCAAGAAACTGAAAGTACAAACTACGTTATAGGAATCATGTCAGAATCACTAGAGTATGATGACTTACCAAATATTTAAAAGGAAATAATATGACAGCAATTATATGGTCAAAGTACCATTGCCCTTACTGCGATCAAGCAAAGGCATTAATGACTCAAAAAGGTATCCAATTTGAAGAACGTAAAATTGGAGATGGATATACAAAAGAAGAATTGTTAGAAGCAATCCCAACAGCGAGAACAGTACCCCAAATTATTTTAGATGGGGTACTAATTGGTGGATTCACCGAACTTAAACAAAAATTAACAGAAAGTATCTAATGCAACTAGTATTAAAACAAAATAATGTGTATACATTTAAGCTCAGTTCCGGGGAGGAATTAATTGCTAAAGTAATTCAATCTGGTAGTGAGTTTATTCAGATTGAAGAACCAGTATCCATTGCACCCTCACAACAGGGTATGCAAATGATTCCTAGCGTATTTACTGCAGATCCAAAGGGTGAATTTAGACTAAATAGTAATAGTATTGTAATGTATGCAGAAACGGATGACAATATTAAAGACAAGTACCTAGAAGCAACAACTGGAATTAAGGTACCTAGTAAAAAAATCGTATTGGGATAAAATGGCAAAACTAAGTCGTGTGGGTGATACAAATCAAGAAGGCGGTGCGATTCTGCGCGGCGCCGATACTGTATTTGCTAATGGAATTAAAGTAGGACTACATGTTAGTCAGATTACACCACACTCACCTTGGAGTAAGCGTAGCCATCCCCCGCATAAAGCAGCCACAACTACAGAGGGTAGTCCAACTGTGTTTTGTGAGGGCGTACCAGTACTCAGAGTAGGGTCAGGAAACAGTTGCGGTCATAGTATCGTACAAGGTAGTCCCGACGTTTATGTGCCATGAGTGATACAGGAAAACAAAGTCCACTAGGTGTTAATACATTAAGCTCATTATTGCAAAATATTGGGTTTAATATTAATCCCATTATGGTAAACTTTGTTGGATCTAGTACTAGTACATCATCTGCTACTCAGTTGGGTAATATTGTTAACAATACTTGTTTACGATTACTTACATATGCTATTAATGATGCTTATAGTAGAGGTGCACCTCATGTTACTGTTGTTGCAGGAAACTTTACTGTTGGATCCAGTTACACCATTACATATGTAGGTACTACTGACTTTGTAGCTATTGGCGCATCTAGTAATACAGTGGGAGTAACATTTACCGCATCTGGAATAGGGTCTGGTACAGGCACAGCAACTACCACTACGTCATACACGGTTAATAGCACGACATACAATAATTTAATATCAATAGGATCTACAAGTATTCCTGCATTAGGTAATAGTCCTCCGTCAACATTTAATTGGACTGGCTATCCAAATTGGGCAAGTAACTACAATTATACTAATGAAGTAACACGTTGGGGTTATGTAAGATTGTTTGCATTGCAAGGTTATAACGAATTTAATTACAATAGTGGACTATCAGCAGATAACGGAGCATATAAAGACTTCTTATCAGGATTTATGTCATCTTATAGTTTTATTGAATATAGCAATGAATCTATATTAGCTATAAATAACTCACAAGAATTTTTAGATGGTACATATAGTAATATGGACGATTTAATAACGGCTGATATTACTGGAGTAAGTGTAGCAACTACTGTATTTGGACAAGATTTAATTACTAGTGGTAAAGCAATAAATTTACAATCTATAGCGACCTTTGGTTTGCCCAGTACACTGTTATCAACATTACAAAAAAATAATGCTATCACCAAATCAGTAAGTCTTGCATTAATTGCTAGTGGAATAACTGTAACAGAATTAGAACAGATATTGGGTAATATATCAGTAGTAACTAAAGAACAAGAACGTAAGATATACGGAGCATTTGGTATTATATTAGGACAAGATTTAAAAGATGTACTAGTATCATTAAATTGTAAAACAGCAGGTTTAGAGTCATTGGCTGACTTATTGAATCCAATAAAGTTATTTCCTAATAGTTATTCAACATTAACAGTTCCAATATATAACGCTACTGGCGGTACTGCAAATAGTAAAATATATTATCCCGTATATGTTAATGAAGGATTAAACAGTCAATTAATATCACCTACATCAGTACAACAAACTGGAGCAGTAAATTAAATGGCTGGCTTTTTTAAAAATATCAGTTTGACCTCATCTGAGCGCAAAAATATAGATGGTCCAACTAGCAATGCATATGCAACTAATACATCAAGTGTTACACAATCTATCACAGAACAGATAACACCTGAAAATACACAATCTGATATATTAAATATACAAGCTATACCTCAAGGGTTTGGTGCATATTTAGATGGTATATTACCTCCCGATATTGCTACAGCAGCCGGCACATTTAGTGCGGCAATGCAACAAATTAAAAACATTTCTAGTGTACCAATTGAAAAATTTGCACAAGTGGTTAGTAGTTTAGAAACAACTAAAAATTTAAATGTTAATGGCACTAGTGTTCCAACTGATGTATCATTAGCGGCACAAGGATCAGCATTAATTTCATTGGGTAATGGTCCTTACGGTACATATACTATGAGTAATTTCTTAGGATGTATGAGTGGATTGCCTTATGTTGGTATAGATATTGATGGATTGATACAGAATTTACAAACAAGCACATTACTTAACATTTATAAACAATTATACTTAGCAGTAACATGGGAACAGGCAACTGCTACGTATAATGGTACATCTTTTACATACACTAATAGAGGTGGCGGATATACAACTGCGCCTGCAGTAACTGTAGATGGTAATACTGCAACTGCTATAATAGGCACTGATCCATCAAATATAACTACTTATGGTAGAATTACATCTATAACTTACTCTGGTGCAGCCGGTGCAGTTGTAATAGCTCCTCCTCCCGGTGGTGGATGGCCAACAATGAATTCAGTTGTACAGAGTTATATTGATGCAGCCAACATAGAAATATTATCAATTAAAAATAATAACCCAACAACATCACAGCAATTAATTACTAATTGGGAATTGACTGGGACATTATTATCAGTAGAACAACGTGCAATTGCTACAGGTATGGCAATTGGTGTACCTAACAGTTCACCAAATAATTTAAGAGAACCAACAATAGCGGCATTTCCCTTAACACAATATGCTTTTGTAGATAGTATTCCAAGATATGCAATGTTTACTCAACCCCATATGTATTCACAAACATTAGAAGCTATTTCTAATTATAATACAGTTGGTGGAAGAAGTCTTGTAGCAATGTTGCGTGAAGCACGTAATCAAGCTAGGTTGCAAGAAGCCGGCATCCCATTAGATAACAATATAGATAACAAATTAACTAAACAACAAGAAACAGAGTTAATTGCTAACGGAACATTAGGTGGTAGTGTTCCATCAACATTAGCAACTGAAATTGGATCACCTGAACCGTTTGGATATTATAATCCAGTTGACGACCGTTATTATAGTAATGGTGTAGCAATAGATACTGGTGAAGCAGTTGAGCCGGGTAGTTTTGCAGGCTCAAGATATCGTAATGTAGTGCCACCTCAACTGTCAGTAATTTATGCATCTGACATTTTATTACCATCAACTTATTCTGTACAAGAAGCAATAGACGAAGTAATTCGTTGTAATTGCGATTGTTGGGATAACATCTAAAATTCTCATAGCTTAAGGATATATTATGAATTTAAGCCAACCTATTAAAATTTTAATATCTTTATTATTTGTAACATTAGTTCTACTATTAGGACCTAATAAGCCAGTAGAAACAACATATGTAGAAGAACCTAAAATAGCAAAAATAGTAGATACAAAACAATTAAAATGTTTAGCTAAAAATATATTCTATGAGGCTAGTAGTGAACCATTTAATGGTCAAGCCGCAGTAGCACGTGTTGTAATGAATAGAATAGCATATGGTTTTGGAAATGACCCCTGTGCAGTTATATATCAAACACATATGATAGATAAACTAGTAGATGATGAAATACAAAAAGTAAAACTATGTCAGTTTAGTTGGGTATGTGAAGGTAAAGCTGAACCCAATCAGAATAATCCAAAATATAAACAAGCTGAACTTATTGCATATAATGTATTAGCATATGACGCATATACAGATGTAGTACCCAATACTACATTGTTTTTTCATAATCTAAGTGTAGATCCGTTATGGCCTTATAAACAGGTGGCAAAGATCGGTAATCATATATTCTATAGTAAACAGAAAAAGTCAAAGAATACCCAAAAAACTGTTGTAGCAGATGAAAGTAATATATAATATATTATGAACGATAAACCAAATTCTGCAAATGGTGTCAGTAGTTATGATTCTACTGGTACTGGTTCATTGATTCATTTTATCAATCGCAATGTGACACCCTATGCAACAGAAAGTTCAGGACCCAAATTTGATTTAGTCCCCGTTGAAAAGCATAAAGACATTATGCTTAACGTTGCAAGGTTGCATGCCAAACAAGAATATGATAGAATCATGGAACTAGTAACTGTATTACAGAAACAAGCAGAACAGATTAAACATAGACTTGATTTAACTGATATGGTTCATGCCGCTAAATATGATTTTCAGTTAGCAAATGGTAATATCTATTGGTTGTTATATGACCACAGAAAACAATTTACTAGATTAAGTATTCATGGTCCTAATGATTGGTCTAGTAGAGCACCAGAAGAATATGAATACTTAGCAAGAGTTAAATGGTTAGGAGATCACACATGGATAGAGGTAGAAGATGATAAGTAGTAGTCCAGATAGAAATACCTTCCAGAAAGAAGGTTATCTTAAACGTTGTGAAGAACAAGGTAAATTGCCTAATGCCGCCTATATTCAAATGTATACAACTTGGCAACAACAAAAACTTGAACTTGAAGAAACTGATGAGTGGAAAATAGATAACATGGAATATGACCTTCGTTCTACTCAATGGATTGTTGATAAAGTAAAAGGTGATGATGTGTATGCACAACATCTTTATGCCGCTATGTGTAATAATGACTTTACTAAAAATGATGTATGGCCTATATTAACTGAAAAACGTTGGAGTGCTAGCTGGAGACATGCCGGTGGTATCATTGCTGATATGCAAGAGAAGGGTGATTACATTGATTGGTATTGTAGTGGTATTAGAGATGCTAAAGAATTAGATGATACTGAATTTCAAGCACTTACTAAAGAACAGCAAGAAGGATATATTCAGAGTAAAAAGTTTGTCTCTGAGAGTGTTGTAACTGATGAGATACGAGAAGATTTGTTAAAATTAGGCTGGATAGTAATAGATGATCCTAATGACAACTTTTAAACATACTAAATACACTATAGGAGAACTCTATGGCTTACAGTAAGGAAGTATTAGATCATTACAACAATCCCCGTAATGTGGGTTCATACAAAAAAACTGATGAAGATGTTGGGATAGGACTTGTAGGAGCCCCTGCGTGTGGGGATGTCCTTCAGTTAAGTATTAAAGTAGATAAACTAACAGGAATAATAACAGATGCAAAATTTAAAACATATGGGTGCGGGTCGGCAATTGCTTCTTCAAGTCTTATCACAGACTGGGTCAGGGGTAAAACATTGGATGAAGCGTCATCCATTAAAAACTCCCATATTGCCGACGAACTCAGCCTCCCACCAGTCAAAATCCACTGCAGTATCCTCGCCGAAGACGCCATCAAAGCCGCAGTAGAAGATTATAGAAAGAAATATAATGGCTAACGAATTAGCAAAATTTTTAAACTCACAACGCAGACACCGTGATGAATCTGCTGTTAAGAAACAAGTTAAGATTGCTAAATTAAATGGACTTACTCATAAAGATAAAGCAATAAAAGAACCGCATCGTTTAGCTAAACATCATGCTATGGATTGCGGCATCCCGAGTTGCCCTCTATGCAGTAACCCACGCAGGACGCATAAAAACACATTAACTGCACAAGAAAAAAGAATGTATCAAGATACCGAAAAAACTACTGATAAACACAGTAATGGATTAAAACCTAAAGAAGAATAATTTACCCTTTTTGTTGTATAAATATTACTGAGTATGTTATACTCACAGAGACTACACACAAGGAGAAATTATGAAAACAGTCGGTGATAAATTAGAATCGTTTGTTGTTACTGGTGTTAAACCGGGACAACCGGAAGATGCATTCTTCCCAATTACAGAAGAAAGCTTTGCAGGTAAATGGAAGATTATCGTTTACTATCCAAAAGACTTTACATTTGTATGCCCAACAGAAATCGTAGCATATGACAAATTACGTGTTGACTTTGAAGACCGTGATGCTGTTCTACTAACAGGTAGCACAGACAATGAGTTCTGCAAGTTGGCATGGCAAAAAGCACATCCAGATTTAGCAAAGATTAGTCATAGTCAATTTGCTGATACAGCCCGTGATGAGCGTAGTTTGATTAATCAATTAGGAGTATTCTATGCTCCAGCTGGTGCGGCATTACGTGCAACGTTCATTGTTGATCCACAAAATGTTATCCAACATATCACAGTTAATAACTTAGATGTTGGTCGTAGCCCAGAAGAAACATTGCGTGTTTTAGATGCATTGCAAACTGGTGAACTATGCCCATGTAATCGTGCTATCGGTGGAGACACACTATAATGCAACCGCCACCAATCACAATTAATGGTGATTGGGTGCAATCTGTAAAAGATAGTATCCCAGATCACTCTAAAGATATCAAATTAAACATTGATGCGGTTATCAATCGTTCAGGATTAGATCCAGTTGATACACATGCTATTGCATATGTATCAGCATTAGCCGCAGGAAATGGTGGTTTAGCATTTGAGATTGAACATAACAGTCCATTATTCAGTAATGAACTAGAACGTGAAGCGGCAAAAACTGCGGCTTCATTGATGGCTCAAAACAATATTTGGTATCCATTTACTGAGATGGCTAATGATGAATCTATGAAGGGTTTACCTGCAGGATTGCGTATGAATGCCTATGCTACTCATGGTGGTGTATCTAAGAAGAAATTTGAAATGTATTCATTAGCCGCAAGTATTATTGGCAAATGTCATTTCTGTGTGAAAGCACATTATGATACATTGAAGAAAGAAGGCATGACTACTCAGGAACTTATGGCTATTGGTCGTATTGCTGCCGTAGTTAATGCTATAGGAAAAGTATCACTCTAAAATGGGTAAACAAAAGGTTGACTAATATTCAAAATAATGCTATACTTCAGCATGAATTGAAAAAAGGTGTAAAAAACATACGTTGTTTACACTAATTGACAACCAGGACTAAATAAAAGACTATGATGAATAAAACTTGTAACATGTTGAAGCATACCGGACAATGGCAGTCAATAGCCACTGTATCCTTTGCACCAGCATATCCAACAAGTATTCGTGGCTATAATGATTCACAGGAACATGGCCCGGGGACTAGGTAACAAGTTACATCATAACTACATTTATCAAGACCCTGGGAATCGCAAGACTCTCAGGGTTTTTTGTTTACACAGAGGATTTGACAATAAATGGATGAACAGATAGAATACACAACTTCTAAAGATAAGACAGATTGGTTTAGCAATTATGTTTTGACTAAGGAACAAGTAGTACAGTTGATACAAAATAAGATTGACCGTGCTAAAGTCTATCATGAGGCTATTAAGAAAGTTAACCAACTAACTTATACCGATTGATAGATAGCGTGAATAGGCAACGAGAGCCGTAATACAGCGCAAAATGTATAGAATGGGCGGACAGTATACATAAAATCTATGGTGATAACATAGAAAGTAAGACTACTGGTTAGGGTATCAACCCTATCATGTCGTGTAGCAATACACGGCATTCTAAAACACACTAAGTTGATATGGGCTGAGATGCCGCAAATAGTGTGTTTTAGAATGCGACCGTAACTCAGATGGATAGAGCACCAGGCTACGAACTTACGTTATTTGTTCGCAAATGATAAATAAGTGTATGAATTATGAAAATCATTACAATACACTCATTGCCCGAGCAAAAAACAGAATACTGAATCAAGATTATGAAACTCATCATATTGTTCCTAGATGTATCGGTGGTACTGATGAATTTAGCAATCTCGTCAGATTAACTCCGGAAGAACATTATACCGCCCATTTACTATTAGTAAAAATACATAATCATCCAAAGTTGATTTATGCCGCCCAAATGATGACGGTTGGTAACAAATATACTCGGCGTAATAACAAAATGTACGGTTGGTTAAAACGCCAATACATTGAATTATGTCGTCAACGGACTGGTAAAAATAATGGAAGTTTTGGTAAGAGCTGGTATAATAATCCAGTGACTATGGAAAATGGAAAATTTGCTAATGACGCTATACCTGAGGGATGGATTAAAGGTCGTAAAATTAAGAAAGAATTAAAACCAAGAAAAACTACTAAATGTGTAGATTGTAGTAAAGATACCAACTCATATAAAGCTAACTGGTGTAAAAATTGTAGGCATACAGGACCAGTAAGACAAGAAAAACAAAAAATGTATTTTTCTGATGAAGAAAAGATAAATGCGTTAAAACTGTTTGATGGTAAAATACGTCCGGCTTTATTTCACTTGGGACTCAATGATAGTGGTACTCATTACAGATACATGAAAAAATTAAAAGCGTCTTTATACCCTCTGGCTACGAACCAGTTGAAAGGTTAATTGGATACATAGAGGTTCAACTCCTCTAGGACGCACCAAAATTTGACAATAATTAAATTGTCTGTTACAATACATTTTTAACAAAGGAAACGACATGAAGCATAGTAAGCGATAGTGTCATCATAGGCTTCCATAGGTCTATGATTGGCACGTAAAATCAAACATACGACTTATGGGAGTGAAACTTTAAGGTGAAGTAACCGGCTTTTAACCGGTAAAATTCGGATCGTTCCCGAACACTCCTACCATATAAAAACACATTACCGAGGACCGAACTCTTTACTATGGGCTCCGACCATAAAGAGAGGTAGTGTGTTTCTATATGGTATAATAAAAGGAAACGTGGCAGAGCCCGGTTTATTGCACCTGACTTGAAATCAGACGGATTAGAAATAGTCCCGTGAGTTCGAATCTCACCGTTTCCACCAATGGTGCTTGTCGTCAAGCGGTTAAGACCTCGGATTGTGATTCCGATATGCGTGGGTTCAAATCCCATCAAGCACCCCAAACGGTTGAATAGCATAGCGGCCAATGCACCACCTTCATACGGTGTTTATCGTCGGTTCGAGTCCGACTTCAACTACCAATCATTATTCCCGGTTAGCTCAAAAGTAGAGCACACGACTGATAATCGTGCGACAGAGGAGCGTTACCTCTACTGGGAACCAAGTTGTGTTGCAACTAATTTCAGGGAGTGTACGTTAGCCTGAATTAAAATGAAAAAAATCGGCGCCATATTTTAGGAGACTCACATGAGTTGGAATCAATCATTAGAAAAACATAAACAAGAAATTGAAGCATGGACACATTTATGTAATGTGTACAAGGAGTCTCTTTATTAAAGATAAAATACCCTCTTTGCCAAGCGGTAAGGCCTCGGATTTTGATTCCGACATTCGGTGGTTCGAATCCATCAGGGGGTGCCAGTTATGGGATAGACGATAGGTTTGAGTCCCTGTCAATCTAATCACAGTGGGGTTAACTGTGATGACACTATAGTATGATTGATAGGTGTATAAACTTGCCTATACGAGACAATCTAATGAGGCTTATTAACAATAAGATAGTTAGGCTCCCGCCTTTATAAACCAAGATAGCTCATCAGGTAGAGCACTAGTTTGAAGCACTAGGTGTGGTTGGTTCAAGTCCAACTCTTGGTACCAATGGGTCCTTAGTTCAATGGATAGAATACGATGCTTCGAACTTCGGGATGTGGGTTCAATTCCTACAGGACCCTCCAGTACATGATTAAATACAATTAGTGACTAAAAGCGAAAAGGAGTAAATTATGGCTGTTCTAGCACTAGATATCAGTGGAGTTCCCCGGCAGTGGATCTCAAATGATGACGCAATTACCTATCAAGCAAAAGATGCCATCGCATGGAGTATGGGCAATATTGTGGCTAGATATCGTGGTGGTATACAAAATGACGGTACATTAAGTTACTTAGAAGCTAGTAGCATTATCGCTATCAAAGGTCATGGATTCAATCCATACAAACATTCATGTGTAGCACTAACTAATAAAACATTGTTTGGTCGTGATAGACATGTATGCGCTTATTGTGGAAATCATTTTCCAAACTTTCATGTATTAAGTCGTGATCATATTCATCCAAAAAGTAAAGGTGGTGAAAACACCTGGATGAATGTGGTTACAGCATGTCGTGATTGCAATAGTAAAAAAGGTCATAAGACATTGAAAGAAGCAAAGATGGAACTATTATATACTCCATATGTACCAAACCACTACGAAAATATGATATTACAACATAGAACAATTCTTGCCGATCAAATGGAATATTTGTTAGCAGGAGTTCCAAAACATAGCAGAATTTTATTATCATAGTGTATAATACTGTTAAATAAACATATTGCCCCCTTAGCTCATCTGGTAGAGCAACTGATTTGTAATCAGTAGGTGGTCTGTTCGAGTCGGACAGGGGGCACCAAAATTATTCCACGGGAGCCGCCGGGTGTGGCAGCAGACTGTTAATCTGTGCGAAAGCTAGCTAGGTTCGAGTCCTAGCCGTGGAGCCAAACATAAATAACTATATGTATGAATGTATAGAGTGTAATAAATTGTTTGCTAGTATTATGGCCTTAACCGGGCATAAACGAATGCATGGCCAATCTAATGGTAAATCTAAAAAAATAGTATGTTCTTGTTTGATAACTCGTAAAGTAATGCCTTATCAAAATTTAGAACAATATCAAAAAACATTAATTGGATGCAAACAATGTAATAAAATATTTCATCCTACTACGGAAAGAAAAACTTTTTGTAGTCAATCATGTTTGTTCTGCAACATATAATAATAAAATTTACGTAAAAAGACAGAAAAAAGAAAAACCACCAAAAACACCTAGAGCTAAAAAAATATACTCAGAGGCAGAGATTAGAGCAAGAAATGTATCATCGGTGCAGGCATATAGACAACGAAAATATAGTGCTACCCCAATAGATGTTGACCGTAAACTAATACAAATCATTTACGAAAATTGTCCTGTAGGCTATGAAGTAGACCATATTATAGCAATTAGTGAAGGTGGTCCGCATCATCAAGACAATCTACAATACCTTCCTGCTATAGTAAACAGGAAGAAAAACCGCTATCAAAATTATGATAAAGACTCAGTTTTGCGATGGCAAGATATTATTGTCAAAGGTTGACAATAAATCAAATCTCTGCTACAATAAAGGAAAGTTAGAAATTTAGCTGGCGTTAGTATAATGGATAATACAGTAGCCTTCTAAGCTATCAATAGAGGTTCGATTCCTCTACGCCGGACCATCAAAATTTTCTAGTAGTAATCGCCATTCATCATTACTAAAGTGATAATCTTCTAATACTTCTAACATTCTAGCAAAAACTATTAAACCTCTTTTATGGTGAATTAATTCAGTATGTAGTCCTAATATTTTTTTATCAATTACAGACTTTAATACATTCTCACCTTCTTTTTTTAATTTAATTTTTTTAGAAATAATGTTCATTTTATTTATTAGATTGTTACATTCTACAATGGCATTATTTGTTAGTTGTTGTAATGCACGAATTTCAATTCGCATTTTTAATATTAAATCATCAATCTCCGGATTGATATGTTGAACAAATTGTGAAATCATAATAGCTAGTCTAGCCATTACCTCACTATCAAGATTAATATCATCATATTGATCGCCGGTACTATCATAGTGTTCACGTTTAATTGGATCACTTAATACTTCATATGCCAATTTCATTCGTTTAAACTTTTCTACATCTCCTCCCTTATCAGGATGATGTAATTGTGCTAAGATTCTGTATTTTTGTTTGATTTCTTCAGATGTGCAATTTTTTGGTAATTCTAAATCATCATATAGGGAGGTTGTCATAACAATATTTATCATCATGCATTTTATGTAGTATTAAGTACTACAATGATAAAATTTGACAATAAATCCTCAATCTGCTATACTCTAGTTATAGATTGATTGAACAAGTTCTTGGGAAACAGAGAAACGAAAGAATTTGACAATAAATGGTAGTTATGATACAATCATAGCATGAGTTGAGAAAAGTCATCGTACTACTCAACAAAGTTCTTTAAAATTTAGAATTCATATAGCCCTGTTTAAGTTACAGGGACTATATGTAAACATATTAAGGGTTACCTGATCCGTTAGGTACTCTATGGAAGCATAACCAGTTGACGGACTGGCTTCGCATAGAGTACAAGAAGCGTACCGACAATAGCAATATTGTTTAACGTGACGGGCAGTTAGGCAGTAATGACGAATGACATTGCATCAGTAGACGGTACTGATTATTTGTTTAATAGTTCCCATAGTGTGTTTTCATATAGTGTGTTATTAGTTTTGCTGATGTAAGCCATTGAGTAAACGTCAACTCTAAGTAACTATGTATATAAACGGTACGTCCAGCTGGCAATTCCGTTGAGCATAGCAAATAGTGCGTCAGCAAAACTAATAACATGTCGCATTAGACTTCTGGTGAGGTCATCACCCTTTCAAGGTGACTAGACGGGATCGTAACCCGTATGCGACTCCAATTTTTTGTAGTTAGGTGAGAGGCGTGGGCAATTGTTGGAGATCAACTAACAGCTACATTTTTAATTTCGCATAGTTTAATACTAGAACAAAATGACACTAGGGTACCTTAGTGTAGATATCGGCGGAGTACTGTTCCGATTGCGTCAAGAATCCCGTTACTATTTTCGTTAAAATAGCGTTTGATTAATGATAGAGATCCGGTGGCAGAAAACCGTTAGCGTGAGGATTAAAAATACCCTTGCAGGCTCTGATAGGCAGAATCTCACTGCACACAGACTTTGAATAAATGAGATGGACAGAGTAACCGCTCAATTAAGGGCTTGTGTGGAAACAAGTAGCTTATACTAATACATAACATAGATGTATACAACAACCCTAATATTGTACACATCTATGTTATACTAATTTTTGAGTTACATCGCCCTGATACTTCTCTCAGTAATGAGACACTAGGTCTTGCAACCGTAACTCATCTTGGAGATGTAGGAAAATTGGTAACCCCAGGAGACTGTAAATCTTCCGCCTTATGGCACTACTGGTTCAACTCCAGTTGTCTCCACCAAGAATATGCACCGTTAGATCAGTTGGTTAGATCGCATGCCTGTCACGCATGAGGCCAGGGGTTCAAGTCCCCTACGGTGCGCCAAAATATTTGACTACAATCATTGTATGATATATAATAGTAACAAGATTTGCGACTGTGGTGAAATAGGTAGACACAAGAGACTTGAGAGTAAAATTTGAGTGCCTTGAGGGAAATCTCAGGAGTAGAACCCGTCAAATTCGGTGAAGGCTGTAAAATGCTAATACCGAGCCAAGCTTAGTGAGAAATCACTTTGAAGGTGTAGAGACTAGACGGCGGGCATCTAAGGTAGTAATACTATGATGAAGGTATAGTCCAGACCATCAAACTGTATAGGTAGTGAAAACTATAGTGGTAAGAAAATCTCTCGCTTAACAGCATCCCGGTTCGATTCCGGGCAGTCGCACCAAAGAATGATGCCTCTATAGCACAATTGGTTAGTTGCAAGCGACTCATAATCGCTAGGTTCCTGGTTCGAGTCCAGGTGGAGGCACCAATTAAGGATAGTTGCCCGAGTGGTTAAGGGAGCGGTTTGCTAAACCGTCGCTGTGAAAACGGCGCATAGGTTCGAATCCTATACTATCCGCCAGATTTCTTTTTTGTTCGGTCTATGATTTCATGGCGAAACATAGGATTTTCAATCATCATCCGAGCAAGCATACCAGTTAGATAACCCCGTTCATATAATAATTGTTCGTGGCTATCTTTGTAATTATGGTTGTTTTGACGCAACAACTTTTCAACAATATCAATACAGTCTTGGATATCCATACTGTATTTATAAAAGAACGTGCCGGGTGTCGCTGGCTACTCTGACCCAGAGGACGAGAAGTGGCGTGACAGCTACGGGTGGTTCTGAAACGTAATAGTTTCACACAGAGGACATGGAAACATGTGCGTGTATGTGCGGTCTAACCTAACCGGCGCTAGCAATGCGATAACGGTCCCTGTCGGGAAGCGGGTGGAAGGTATGTGTGATGCATAGAATCGCTAACCTTAGTTGAGTTAGATTCCGGATTAATCTATGTTGATGTACTATAATTACCGCCGGGGGATGCCAGAGCAATATGTAGGTGTGTCGCTGAATGGTCAGGCCGCGGATTGCAAATCCGTTTTATGCAGGTTCGATCCCTGTCACCTACTCCAAAGATATATTTTTATTCGGCAGCAGGCGCCTTAGGCCATTTCTTTAATGGGCATTCCTGATTTGGCATCCAAGTTTTTACCTTCATAAAACAGCCGCACATTTTACAAGTGTCAGTAGGTTTGTAAAGTTTTTCACAACTGTGACACGTATTATAACGGTATTCTTGAACTTCTATGCTTACTTTGTTTGAAAGCATACTTGCAGCCGCATTTTCGGCTGCATCACGAACTTGTTCCATTTTTTCTTTGAGTTTGTTTATAATCATAGTAAAATATATTTATACTTAAAAAATTTAGCTTCATATTTATTTCTGTACAACAAATCAAAATTTCTATTACTCAATTGACTTTCTAATCTTGAGATTTTATCTTGAGCAGTGGGCTGTCTAGGAGGATTAGTGTCATAAAGATTTTTCAATTTTTCAAACCCATTAAGTTTAGATTTGATTTCTGTGTATCCAGTAAGTTTATCAAGTTGTCCTATCACAGGAAATCCATAATATTGAAAAGCCTTTACTTTTTCTCCGTAACTTCCAGGTGTATGAAATTTTTGTAGTTCCGGTAACATCACGTCAAAAGCGTATGCTACTTCACGTGTTTCTAGAAAAAAGAATGGTACTATGTTTTTATTAGATTTGATGCCGTAGTGATATAGGCTCCAATTGTTTCTATCCGGAATTCCTAGATTCCCATGATTTTTTTGATACATAATATATTGACCAGCAAATATAACAGTACCGGTCTCAGTCATGTCTGCCATTTTCATAAATGTAGTGACTTGTGGACTACCGCAATAATATTCATTTGCATAATAATCATGTTCATTTTCTAAAAAAGAAATTACATCTAGATCATGGTAATTAATGGTTAAATCATGTTGTGCTGAGAATTCTCTAAGAGTGCATAAATCATGCTCATTTAATGTCTGATTATAAACTGCTGAAAAAGTCTCATAAGGGACTCCTGACTTATGCCATGCATATAACATAGCCTGACTATCAACCCCACCGCTTAAATATAATGTATATGGTGCTGGATAGTTTTTTGTTATGTATTCTATTGTATGAAACGCAGCCTCAAGAGGAGGTAGTTTTTTATTATCGTTATCTCTAAATTTAAAATAATAATCATCTCCTACTTTATTAGGATTAGCCCATTTTAGCATATTTGATCCTATCAAGCACCACAGTAGCAAGCGTTAGAATCTTTACCCGTGCCATCACTACAACAGTATATATTGCAAAGATTACCACAGACTTGAAAACCACCATTTTGTATACAAGGTTGGGGTAGACTTTGACAGTTAAATAATAATGTTATATGTAGAAGATCATCTGAAGGCACTGTTTCGGGCTGAAAATTTTGAGGTAATACGTAAATAATAAGTGTTATGATTTCTGTTGAATCATCTGTGTTTGTTCTCATAAAACTAGATGTATATATTTTATAAGCCTCTCCTTCTGAAGGGCCCTGTGATTCAACCGGATCCCCGTATACTCTACCATCTGGTACAATCATAAAGTTTTCTGGTAAAGGAACTATCCATTCTATAGATTTGGTAAATATAGGTTCATATACTCGTAAACGAATTTTTTCATTGATATCAGTATTTCCTACTCTAAAAGACATTCTGTGTTCATCTGATGATTGAACTAAGGGATAACTATCTCTATCTGTCATAGTTGCAATCATATTAACACTATTTTGATATTTAGGGTCAGTTAAATCTAAAAGATCGGGCTTACTGAAAAGTACAGTGTTAGAACCAATAACCGCTGTGCTAAAAAAATCATTTTGAAAAACTTCATGTCGTCTGCCATTTTCATATGAGCGTGACGCTAAGTTACATGCTAAAATTGCACTTCCGGTGGCTGCCGCAATAGATGTTCCGGCAACATAACCATATGTACCGTTTAGTCCAGCCGCCCATATTTCTTCGCCTGGTGCCCAACCATCTAATTCACCGTGATTAGTTTGTCCACCTGTTACTGATATTGTACTGCCACCGGTATAGTTGCTAAAGTCGCATGGTTTTAAATCTTTGTTATATGCACCGACAGTTATTACATCTATCATACCTGCAGGAGTTACATCTTCTATAGATGTACCATTATTTCCTGCGGCCGCAATGATGAACACACCTTCATCTTCTAACACACGTAGTTTATTTTCTACCCATGCATTTTTTGGAATAGACCAACTTGCATTTAATACACTATATGTACCGTCAACATGGTCGTTTATGATAGCCTCTAATGCATCTAAGAATTCATGTTCGGTGGTAGCATGATTAGGGTCAAATATTTTTACAATTTTTAGTTTTGCTTCAGTAATACCGCAGGTTTTGCCAACAATTACGCTAGCAATCGCAGTACCGTGACCTTTGTTATCACTAAAATCACCGGGGGTCACACTATAGATATTTGTAATATTAGCGTCAATAAACTCAGGGTGTGAGGCTTCTATACCACTATCCATGACATACACACTTATAGATTGACCTAATCTTTTAATAATTGCGGTAGGTGACGTAAACTCCGGTTGATTACGAGAATAGTTTTTCCACCAGTCTTTGGTATCGTTAACATCAATATTAATTGATTCTTTATTAGGATCCCTATGTGTTCCAAAATAAGGATTAAGAGGAATTACATCTAGTGGACGTATAGCTAAGTGATTTTCTTCAGTAACACGATCAATTATGGCTGATTCTGGAGGCATTTGATCAGCTTCAACTAAAAAGATTTTATCAAAATTATCCCACTCCTTTAAAACTGTGCATCCGTGCTGTTGTAGGTATGCACTTATATCAGCATCTAATGTATCTGCTTTAAAATCAATTAAAAATTTCATATTTCGGAACCCCTGTTAGTTATAGCAGTATTTATCTTTTTTATCATGGTTCATTAAATTTAATGTTTTTGGTCAATACAATACTCAATTATTGTTGACATATTGCTATATTTGCTGTTATACTAAAGACTTCGTAAAAACCAAGTTTTTACAAAAAACAATTTAAATTAAAATAAACATGAAACAAATAGATGCATTAGCGGTTCCTTTCTACGAATTCCGGTGTGATGAAAAATTGATTGATGAAATCCTACCCTTAATTAAAAATCTTGATTACAAAAAGAATACAGATTCTGCTGAACTCTCAACTCAGTATTTTTATCATAAAGAACTGTTTAAATGGTTTGATGAATGTTTGGAAGAAGTACGGCAACTATATTTTGATTCAACTTTAAAAATGGTAATTACTACCTGCTGGTCAACTAAAACTATGCCTTTTAAAAGGCATATAACTCATAATCATCAACAAACGCTAATAGGTGGTATTTTATACCTTGATGACTTTCAAAGCGGAGAGACTGTTTTTACTACACCTAATCCATGGTTGAGATATCAAAATGAACATATTATGAATGTTTCTACCCAACAGTTGAGTCAATCAAAACTTACAACAAAGATTGTACCTGAGAAAGGTAAACTTGTTTTATATCCTCCACATATATTTCATGGTACTATGCCAAACAAAGATAAAAAAATAAGACATACATTGGCATTTGATGCATTCTTTTCTGGTAAAATTTATGAAAATTCTAATTGGCCGTATGTTGAAATAAATTCTAGTAGCCTGCAAGAAATAGTTGAAAATAAAGATTCTTAATTAAGCTTCACCAAATTATTATAGTGATTGAATGAACTGTTTTGCAGGTTCAACACTACTGAAAAACTTCATTGTCATTGTGAAGTTTACAAGATCATGTACCATAATATAAAAGGATTCGTCTTCCATCATTGAAAGATGGATATGTAATCCGGTTTTTGTAACAGTATCGTATATGTACATAAATATATTTATGCGGGATTAACTCAGGGGTAGAGTGTCAGCCTTCCAAGCTGTTCGTCAGCGGTTCGAATCCGCTATCCCGCTCCAACTTATTTTAAAATGATTCTATCACTATATATGAATCTATCATTAAACATAGAAGCACAAATATGTTTATATTCCTCATAATTTGAAATTATGTCTTTATACTCAATATTGGATGCTTGTATCCCCTGCAGGCTTACATTAAAGTAATCAAGTAAATTTTCATACCAATAGTATTGATAAGGTATATTATTCTGCTCTAAATAGATTTGTATTTTGCAAAAGTTAGATATATCATTTATGATAGATTCTACAGTTGACATACTAAGTTCATATTGTAATTTTTTTATTTTATCAAATGCGTTGTTATTTCTATTATGCCATATCCCACTGCTTATACTAACTTGTAAACTACAGCATTGGTCTAAATAGTTTTTACGATTGATTAAATAGATTTTATCAAATGATTCAAGCCTAAGTTTTGAAATATCTTCTTCTAATTTAATATTGTGACCTAATATTTTCAAAATAAATTGCTCACTTCTATGAATTAAATTAGTATTAAATTCTATAGAATTTGTACTATTGTATGTATAAAATTCATATAAGCATTTTAATTTAGGATATTGCCTACGTATAATTTCAACTAATAGAGTTGATCTGGTTCTAGCAGATCCTATCACAAGAATTTTCATATTGATCCAAGTCTACTTAAAATGTTCATTGCTCTGGTTCTTAATCTTTCAGTAAATTCTGATTCAGTTAATACACCTTTAGCAAGATTACATTTTCTACAAGTTACTTGAAGATTGTTGTATGTAGTTTGTCCGCCCTTACTTTCAGGAATAACATGATCCATGTGTATTTCTTTATCGGACAAGTCTTCATCACAATATACACAATGCAAACCATCTCTATCCATAACTCTACGGCGTAGGTTAAGAGGAATGTGTTGTTTCTTTTGTAACATAAGTTTATTTAGTTACCCAAATATAGTAGACAGATAAATAGTTTTCTGTTAAACTATAGTTTGTTCTTTAAAGCGGACGTGGCGTAATTGGCAGCCGCACCAGATTTAGGTTCTGGCGTCGTAAGATGTGTGAGTTCGAGTCTCACCGTCCGCACCAAATTGGGGGGATTGATGTAATGGGAGCCTGGGACCTTTGCAAGGTCTTCGTAACAGTTCGATTCTGTTATCCTCCACCAAGAAACCCGTTTACACTTTTACGTTATAAAGTGGGTGGGGCAGTCACCAAAGAAAGTGCTAGGTATGTAGTGCATTGACCATCCGTACTCTGTGGTGGAGTGGCGGGAACGCATTAGGTGAGGAACGCTAACCTTTTCCAAAAGTAAAAATACGTAGACAGAGTAGTTCCACTCAGTTTAGGGCTCATGTGGTGTGAGTAGCTAGACACTAATTACCGCGGGGTGGAGAAGTAGTAACTCATCAGGCTCATAACCTGAAGATCGGCGGTGCGAATCCGTCCCCCGCATCCAAATAGGAATATTATATGCCAATGTATGAAACAACAGTTCGCACACCAGAAGGTGATAAGAAAGATAAAGTCTATGCACCTAATGTACAAGAAGCTAAAAAGCTTTTTGAACAACGCCATGGTCCTAGAAATGTTCCATACATACCGCATGTAATACCAAGTTAATTTTACCTCGGTGTAGTATAGCCTGGTTAGTACTCGTGGTTTGGGACCATGAAACGGGAGTTCGAATCTCTCCACCGAGACCAAGTTTTTAAAAAGGAAATAGTATGACATGTAGAGGATATGATGCGAAAGCAGTGAAAGTTTCAAAGACAGTTAAACGTGCCGCGGCATTGATTAGTGATGCACATAAACGTGGAAGTTTTATTCGTAGTTATGTTGAGATTGAAAGAAGCAATTCTCGTACCGCATCTCGTAAGGATAGCAAATAACTAGTATAGAGATTAATTTCATATAATATGAAATACTTATTGGGTCCTTCTAATCTACAAACTGAGTTTGAATTTGAAATTTTTAAAAAATTTGGAAAATTGACTATTGTTGATAATATCATTTTTCCTAAAATTGATAAAATAGGATTATTCCTGTCAGGTGGATTAGATTCAGCGGCATTATTATGTTTAATTCTTACCGAGTTAAAAAACATCAATAAGTTAAATGAACTCCCCGTAGTATGCTTTACTGTTGCTAAAGAAAATATACCAACACATTATGCTACGGATGTTTTAAACTATGCCCAAAATAAGTTTAATGTTAGTCTCACTCATATAAACGACATACCTAATACTCCTCAAGCTGATAAGATAGGGATATTGGGTAGTACTACAATGAAGTTTGCACGTGAGTATTCTTCAAACATGATAATATATCTAGGTCAAAATAAAATGGCTCCTAGTGATATTAGACCATTCAGTCAACAATTAAATGTTGATTATGGAAATAAAAAAACTGTTAATAAGATTACATCACCTTTCTTATTTCTGCATAAACCACAGATAGTTGATTTAATATATCAATTGGGATGTGAAGAAGTAATACCTTTAACAAAATCATGTTCAGCACAACCAATTGAAAATTGCGGAATATGTTATGCATGTGCTGAAAGAAAATGGGGTTTTGATGCATTAGGAAAAATTGATACTGGAATTGTTAGTTAACAACATGTTTGCAATATGCATTTGTTCCAGTTTCACTTTTTTCCCAATCTGATGCTAATTCAAATCCAGCAGAGTTATAAGTTTTCCAACTAGTATTTTTTGGGTAACTCCAAATATAATTTGCACCCTCACTTATTCCCTGTTGAATTGTTGCAATCAGTATTTGTTTACCTATTTGATTACCACGATATTCTGGAAATACCCATAATCCTCTAGAGCGATATGAATTGTCTTGGCACATATGACCACTGTTTACACCTATTATATTGTTATCTATTCTATACGCAAAAAAGGTAGAAATAGAATCCATATTTTGTAAACTGTATCCCCCTTTGAAATTCATTGCACTATTACTGTCAATGCTACTAGTTCTATTGGGCCACAAGAAGTTGCGCCAAATAGGTAGTATTTCTTCAAAGGATATATGTGTAATCATAACTTTGTTATTTATGAAACCCGACGTGTATAAATAAAATATAATACAGTCACCCAAATTAACTTGTGTAAAAATACATTATTTGATATAATAATTAAATTGAAAAAAGGAAATATAAATGAGCAAAGGTAGCTTACCAAGACCTTATAGCGTTGATTTAAAAACGTTTAATAACAATTGGGATAATATTTTTCGTAAACCAGATCCAAAAACTATTGAGGATCAACAAATAGAAGATGAGGCGTTTGATAGTATTGCTAATCAAACAGAAGTTAAAGATAGTAACCAGGGTGGTTAAATAGAATTATGCATCGTTAACTCAGTGGTAGAGTAGCGCCTTTACACGGCGAATGTCGGGAGTTCGACCCTCTCACGATGCACCAAACAAAGGAAAAATATGTCACAAAGCAGAGCAAGATATACAAGTGAAGATGCCGTCAATATGGTCGGTAATCGTTTTGATTTAGTTCTTATAGCCTCACAGCGTGTAAGAGAATTAAAGCGAGGACATCGTTCACTACTTACTACTAAATCAGGACCAATGGTTACTGCTTTAGAAGAAATTGAAAAGGGATTAGTAGGACGAGAATATCTTAAACGTATTAGAAAGAATTTGTAAACAATATCTCCGTAGCTCAATTAGGCAGAGCAGTGAGCTCCAAACTCAAAGGTTGGCCGTTCAATTCGGTCCGGGGATGCCAAGTAAAGGTGTAAGAAAACTTACACCTTTAACCATTTGACAATTAATCCGTTTTGTTGTATAATAACTCATTAAGGAACCAATCATGTGGGAAGTAAAAGATAGTGATGGTAATGTCAGGGGCAAAAACAAAGACCTGACTATCGCAATGGAGATGGCAAAACTTGTTGATGAGTTTGTGACAATCACAGATGGCACAACAGAGATTGTAGGTCACTTCGGTGTTGATGAAGTGACTGATCCCAGTTATAATGGTTGGATATCTAGAGGAAAAGGAATATAAAATGCCAGCAGTATTTTTAGTTAGTGATACCCACTTCGGACACACCGGAGTGTGTCACTTTACAAACAAAGATGGTTCAAAAATGCGACCATGGACTGATCCAGACGAGATGGATGAAGAAATGGTTAAGCGTTGGAACGAAACTGTACGACCAAACGATAAAGTATATCACTTAGGTGATGTTGTCATTAACCGTAAAGCATTGAAAATCATGTCTAGGTTAAACGGTGACAAAGTGTTGATTCGCGGTAACCATGATATTTTTCGTGATGATGAGTATAGAGAATATTTCCGTGAATTACGTGCGTATCATGTAATGAATGGTATGATCTTAAGTCATATACCTATTCATACTGAATCGTTAGGACGTTTCGGAACTAACATTCATGGCCACTTACATGCGAATAGAGTAATGATGGAACCAATCGGTAAATATGGTATCCCTGTTATTGATACTCGCTATCATTGCGTATGTGTTGAGCATACTGATTACAGACCTATATTGTTTGAGGATGTTATTAAACGCATTAACGCAGAAGGTGGTAGTGTAGGATTCAAAAACGGGAACGGACCTGTAATGTAAAAATAGACCCTTCGGGGTCTATTTTTTTGGCTATCATCTGACTATTTGATTGTTAGAATAATCTTGCAGATACATACGACCTCTAGGTATTCTATTCTTTACGGCATATTTTTCTAGTTCTTGCATAGCTTGTTCTTGTGTTTTATTTACTGCTGTAGCGACTTGTCGTCCTGCATTATATATTCTCCAATCACTTATACGTGGACCTGCAGGCTCAGTAGGCTGAGTTGTTGCTTGAGTTGGTTCCGGTTGTACTGGTTGATTTACAAATTCATCATCATCAGGTGGTAGATTTTTTCCTGGTGCACCGGGTGTTGATTTATAACTTTCAGGGAATTTTGCAATTATTTGTTTAATTGATTCTCTAATATCATATCCATCGGGCGGACTAATTTCTTTACTACCTTGTTTTATTTCACTTGCCTTTTCAGCCATAGCTCTAACAATATTTTTCATTAGCCCAGGAAATCTTTTAGAAAATTCAGTATCAGCGCCAGTTCTATTATATCTTTGATCCTGTGTACTGTTTACAAGTTGACTAGTTGGTGCATGTAATTGCCATTTGCCGTTCTTGCTATCAATATTTTGTTTATCAACGATACTAATGATAGGACCATCGGGTGCATAGTTATTAAACCAATTCAATCCACTAGAACCACCTGTACAGAAATTACTCATGTGTCCGGTTTGATTATTAAAGGTATAGCAAGCGCCATAGTTTAATGGCATAATAACATGAAATCTATCATTATCTAGTAATACAATTTCTTTTCTAGTGCGTTTATGTTTTTCTAAGGCTTCAGCATCTTTAATTCTTCTTAGAGTATCACGATATTCATCTCTCTCCATTGCTTGTTGTAATGCACGTAGACTAGTAAATTTATTAAAATCTTGGTCCGGTTTCTTTAATAAACCACGGGTATTTAATGCCTGCCACGCACCTAATGCGTCGCCACCCTCACCATTTAAATCTTCATAATCTATAGCATGGTTTATATATAGTTTTAACAACCAATTATCAAACTTGCCACCTTTACTTAAATCACCATATTGGTTATTGGCTAGAGTTTGATTAACTAATTTACTCCAAGATTGAACATAATCAGCCACAGTAGGTCTTGGACCCATATCTGCTATTTCATTTTTTGGATATGTTCTATCATGTCTAATAGCAATAGCTAACATTTTTGCTAGCTTTGGGTCCTTCATTATATTGGTACCAATATCAGCTTCTGATAAAAAGTGTGTTGCTCTCATTATACTAAACTCCTTTTTAGATAAGCGAGAACAGCACTTAATTTCTCTCTATCACCATTGGATATATCTGCTAATACTCTAGTAACACCGTCATTCTTTTCTGCCATTAGATTACTATCACGATATCTATATCCGGTACTTACATTACCTGTCTGATCTGGATAGTAATATCTTGCTGTTAATACTAAACTATTGTTTACTGCACTGACAAGTAAGTCAGACATTTGACCATTATCTAAACTTTGAATTGCTTGGTCAATTAATTTTACACGTTCAATTTTACTTTCTACTTTATGGTGAGCGTCATTTTTTGCCATATTAGCAATAACACCATTAATATCAGCTCTGGAAGCAACTAGTATTTTTCTAAAAAGTGGTTTAAATCGTTGAGTTAATTTAGTAGTAGTAGCAAAGTTGCTTGTGTCTGGTTTTTCGCTAGCACGACTAGTACGTAATTGACTAGAGTATTCACTATCCACAGTATAAAATTTTCTAGCATCACCAATAATATTTTTCAAAAAACTATTAGCATTAGCAACATTATACTCAGTAGTAGAGTATACCATATTACCTTCTTGTGGATCAGGTTTACCATTACTAGCAACTATCTGATATTGACCACTACTTTTTCTATAACCCGATTGCACAAACTTTACTGCCCCAAACCCTTTATTGCCTGCTATTAGCAACCATGTTCCCGGTTTATCTTTAAGATCAGTCCATTTAGGTCTAGCTACAGTATCAATTTCAACATCATGTCCTAATGCTTCTTTAGAATGTAATTGTTTTAATATTTCCTGTGCTCCCGGCCCAGTAAATTGAGCCATTGTAGTACTGGCTTCTGAAACCATGCTTTCGCATAATTGTGAAAAATACTTATAATTATCCATATATGTATTTATTCTTTATTATTTATTTGGTTCCAATAATCATATAGCGTTTATATCCGTATGATTCATATTGTATGTTTTTGACGCCAGAATATAACAAATTACTCATTTTAAACCGTTCAACTAATTCATCTAAACTATCGGTTGTTTGTTTAATAAACCATGGAAAAGCTGGATCTTTCATATTAGTAGTTTGAATACATACTAAACTACCTTTTGGAACTGAATTATACCAATTATTACTATCCATTTGGTCTATACTACAGTTAATGAAAATACTATTAGTATGTATGCTGTAATCATACTCATTTACATCTTGTACATAATTATATACTTTAGGAGATTCATATTTCCACATATCACATATTTTATCAGCATTTCTTATTGCTTCTGGATTTATATCATAACCATATACAACGCTATAGAATGTAGGTTTACGTGTAAGTAACATGAATGACAATAAATTATCCCAACATCCTAATATATGTAATGCTGGGTTATGTAAAGATTCACGGTATATAGCTGTTTCTAGTTCCTCACATAACCATAATTTACTTTTAACTAATCCATGGTAAAAAGATTCATGTGTATCAAATGTATTTTCCATATTAATATTTAGTGACTTATAAAATGTCGCTAAATAATAGCATATTTTAAATTTGTGCTAAATACGATTAACACTACGCCGAGGTTAAAATGTTACACTTTATTAAAGACATCACACACAAACTTTTAGAATTTATTAAAGACGATCCAGTAAGACCTGAAATTTCTACTGATTTCAGAGTTAGTAATGGACGATTAGTTGCCGCATTAACAGACGAATCCCAAGATAATCCAGACGCAATGGTATGTGTTAGTTTCCATGATTTTATTCCAGAAAATGTAAAAGATTTAGATAATACAACTCAAGTACCGACCACAGCCGTATTTTATACAATATGGAGTTATAAAGCTGGTAAAGGTGCTGAATTATTATATCAAGCAGTTAAGGGTATTCAAGAACAATATCCTAGTGTTACTAGATTTGTAACATTAAGTCCTAAAACTAATATGGCAAGAAGATTTCATTTACGTAATGGTGCTATTGTTTTTAGAGAGAATATAGAAACTATTAATTATGAATATACACTAGCATTAAATACAGATAACTCGGAGAATAATGATGAGCAAAGAGAATCTATTAATAGTTAAAGAATTAGAAGATGAAGATCCCGAAATGTGGCAATATGAACATAGTGCTATTATTGCATCAGAATTTATTAATGATGTATTATTGGATCAATTAGATAAATTTGAACTTGATAATGATGACGATGAATATATATATGGTGTCGCCAGTCATGGATTATTTGTTTCATTAATAGCACGTTTAGGAGAAATGGGTTATACTGAAAAAGAATTACGTAAAGAAATTAAAACGTGGCTTAATACTAGTGTCGGACAAGTAATACATTAGTATTACATTTTTAAGAAACAAAAGTACTCATTTTTGCCCCTCAGGGGCTTCAAAATCGCTAGAATATTCAGGAATAGACTCTGATACACTTCTAGCGGTTTTTACCAATATTTGACAATAAATGGGTTTTACTGTACAATTCATCTATGAACTCAAAAATCGCCCGTAAACGTAGAACAGACCGCAATCAAGTGATATACTATATCCGTGATACAGTAACACTTGAGTACTATATTGGTTTAACTGCACTTTGCTTTAATGGCAATGTTCGTAAGACATTGACCCGTCGTATGCAAAAACATATGCAACGTGCCCTTGCAGAAAACAAAAACTGGGGTCTAAGCCGTGCATTGCGTGAACGAGGTGCCGAACGTTTTGTGTTTGGTACCCTAGAAGTTGTGCGTGGTAAGCGTCCTGCTCATGCACGTGAGACAGAATTAATCAATACAATGCAACCAGCATTGAACACATTTGGAGTAAAATGAAATTAAACGACATATTGCAATGGATTGGTGCAATATTTATTATTATTGGACATGTATGTAACTCTATTGGTCCTAGTGTTTATCCCTATAATATTGTAGCATTCACATTAGGTACAATTATGTTTTTGACATGGACAATACGTGTAAAGAATAATCCGCAATTGGTAGTAAATGTGGTAGCAATAGTCACCTGTTTAATAGGTTTAGTTAATGCATGGAGATAATATGAACAAATTAGTTAGAGATGGAATGGTTGCTGTATTGTATAGTCCTGACTATGGTGCAGGCTGGTATACATGGAATAGCGACCATCCTGAATTATTATTTGATCCTGGAATCGTTCAGTTGGTAGAAGAAAACAAATGGGATGAATTGAAAACATATGTTACATTAAAGTATCCTAAGTTATATACCGGTGGAATGGACAATTTGAAAGTAGCATTGATACCTGAAGGTGCAATGTTCAGAGTAAATGAATATGACGGTGACGAATCTATTGAATTGAAAGATGATATAGATTGGTTTACGGCATAAGTAAATATTAGAGAGGCTGATTTATGAATAAAAAGATTAAAGACCTTGTTAAACAGGCTGGCTTTGTTACTTGGGCTAACGAACCACATAGTCCGGGCCCAGGTAACATTGATTGGTCTAGTTCATATGATAAAGAACTAGAAAAGTTTTATGAATTGATTGTACGTGAATGTGCCAAAGAAGTTAATGATGTATACAAACAGGGTGGCGGCACCTATGCTGAAACTATTTTAAAGAAAATGAATATTAAAATAAAATGATATTTTATGCATCCTAAATATGAAAAATAAAGAACAAATTATAACCGAAATGTGTTACACATATCGTCATGACTATGGATTAGATAAAGATCCTAATAGTCCATCATGGTGTGCAGGAATGACACCAGAAGAACGTAAAGGATTATATAATACTATGCTTCAAATTTATGAGAATAATATTGAACCATTACTTAAACAGCAAGGAGCACAGAAATGACAAATGATAACCGTGTAGAAATTGAATTAGATTTAAATGAACATGAGATATATTTGTTGGCTATGGAAGCACATAAGCGAGATATCACACTAAATAAGATGATAGAGAATATTTTGCAAGAAGTTATTGATAAACACAAAGTCAACGGAACACTTGGGTAAAACGTTATATTAGTATAGGAGATAGTTATGAAAAAAATTCTAGTAGCATTATCACTTTTAGCCTTAACAGGCACAGCAATGGCTCAACATTATCATGGTCACGGATTTCGTCATCATGGGCATCACTATAATCATCATCGTGGTTCAAATTTTGGTTGGTGGGTAGCACCAGTTGTAGTCGGTGCTATTGGATATGAACTTGGTCGTCAGCAAGTCATTGTACAGCAACCGCCGATTGTAATTCAACAACAAACTGTACCTCCTAGTATAACCTGTACTGATTGGAAAGAAATTCAAGGATCTGATGGTAAAATATATAGAGAACGTACTTGTACTCAGTGACCATAACAGCTTGTGTGATATTGTTCAATATGCTACAATTTGTAGATGAACAATATTTTTTATGGAATTTTTAATTGGATCAAAGATGATTATCACACTCATCCTTTTAGGTTTGTCATTGAGTTGCTTGCTTGGGGTATTTCAATTGGGTGTTCGATTGCCATGGCTGTCACAGTCCCCAATCCTCCCTTACTTACTCTTTACCCTATATGGATCTTCGGTTGTGGTCTCTATGCTTGGGCTAGTTTTACTAGGAAATCTTTTGGGATGTTGGCTAACTACATGCTACTTGTAACAATTGATAGTGTTGGATTAATAAGGATGTTAATGTGATAAACAAAATAGAAAAATACTTTTTCTTTACCGGAAATGCTACACGCAGTGAATATTGGGGTGTTAATATTATCTCATATTTGCTATTAGTACCTATATTAATAGTAGGTATAATATTTACTTTTGGTGGACTACTAGGATCAGTAGTAGGTGGATTATTGATTTTAGTCGGGGTAGTAGCATTGTCATGGGCTGTACTTGCAACTACAGCAAGACGGTGCCGAGATGCGGGTATCAATCCCTGGTTCGCAGGAACCATATTGATACCATGGCTAGCTATTATACCTTTTATTGTTTTTGGATGTTTAAAATCAAATCTATCTGATAAATAATAGATGCGTATTGATGAAGTGATTGACAAACAAGACCAAAAAATCTTAAAAGCTGAATGGAACATGCTTCAACAAAGCGATCCATTAGGCAACAAATATATGGATGCTAGAGGTCCTGCAAAATATAACCCAAGTAGGTTAGCCTCTATTGCAGGAATAAATAATCCACAGAACTATCCATCTACTACAAACAGTAAGCCTGAAGTTAAAGCAATGGTAGCAGATAAGGCAAATAGTAGCTTAAAACTATTATTTTATATTATGGCTTGGGGAGGCATGGTTAATCGTGCTAACAATCCTAAACTGTTATATAGGAAATTAAAAACAGATAAAGAAGCTAGACGCACAGTCAATGATGCATTAAATGAAATTCGTTTTGGAAATATATCAAATGCTCAAGCCTTTGATTTAATGCAAAGTTTACGTAAACAAGGTATATTGCCTGGATTAGGTGTAAGTTTTTTCACAAAGGTATTATACTTTTTACGTCCGGGTAAAAACGCATTCATATTGGATCAATTCACCGCCAAAGGAATGAATTACCTACATAGTAAAGATCCACAAAATTATCCACAGATTGATATGGATAATGATTTCCCTGCTAATAATTTAACTGGCGCAGATTATGATGCATACAATAAAGGATTACGCCAACTATCAATAGACTTGAAAAAGACTGTGGGTAATCTTAGTGATGAAGATGCAGAGTTTTTATTGTTCAATCCATTTGGTGGGCAATTTAGACCGGTAGCTGATAAGTATCATGCTAGTCGTACCGATTTGAAGAAGAAAGATCCGGGTCGTTTTAAATATATTCAACGTGCTATGCAAGCTAAACAAGAAAAAGAATTAGCGCAACAGCAACAGCAACAACAAAGTCAACTTTCACAAAGTAGTGGGCAAGCACAAGATTTGTGGAATAAACATATGACCGCTAATAGTGCTGTAGCCGCAAAATTCCGTAGTTTAAGCCCAGATACAAAACAAGATTTCCAAACAGAATTCATTGATGATGTAGCAGAAGCATTACGCAATGGGTCCGATGCTAATTTAGCAATACAACAACTATTAAAGAACTACCAGGGTATTTCCGAAAGTTGACATAAATACGTTTCCTATGCTATAATATGCATTATGAAACGAAAAATCTTATCATTCACTATTGAACAGCCCAAACATCGGGCTCATAGAGTGTTGTTTTCTTGCAACACTCCGTTCAAACCTAAGGTTGTGCAATCCAAAAAAGGTGAGTACATTCGTAAATTCAAGCATCCAAATCGCACCGAAATTTGACAATAAATGATTTTGGTGCTACAATACTTGTATTGAATCATTAAAAGGAAACAAAAAATGACACTTAAACAAAAAGCATTACTTCAAACAGTGGGAATCATTACTACAACTACAGCAGGATCATTCCTGTTAACATATCTAGTTTCTGTGATTAGCAAAGATATGTTGGTATACATTGTTAGTTTTGGATTGTTCGGATTATTGTTCTATGCTATTTATGGGCTTATTTTAAGCAGGCTTGAGTCTAATGAAACTTTGGATAAATTGTCATCCAAAATTTGACAATAAATGGTTTTAGTGCTATAATAGAGTCTTATTCAGTCAAAAGGAGTTCTTATGAACATTAAACAAGTTAATACAGCTATCATGCAAGGTGACTTCACTAATGAAGAATTGAATAGCATCGGTGATGCAATTCGTTTTGCCCGTGCCCAACTAGTGGTGCGTAACAAATCGGTATTGACGATCGGATCCAATGTTAAATTCACTAGTTCAACTCGTGGTACAATCTCCGGTGTTGTAAAGAAAATCAATCGTAAATTTATTATTGTGGATCAACCGGGTCAGTTCCGTAGTTGGAAAGTGCCCGCTAGCATGTTGGAGGTTTTATGAATTATTTTATTGGAATTGTGATTGTTGTTGCCCTTGTTGCGCTTGGGCCACTATTGACTATTTGGTCATTGAATGTGTTGTTCCCGTTGTTAGCTATTAAGTACTCATTAGAGTCCTGGTTAGCTGTAGTAATTTTAGGTGGATTGTTTAATATTAGGAATACAAAATGAGTGAATTAGAAATTGATATTGTTGAAATGTTAGTTCAAGGTACCCATCCTGCAACTATCGCCGCTGTACTTGATGTACCTGTAACATGGGTATATGAAATGTCCGATTCCTTACAGGCTAAGGAAGTGTTTAGCCCGTTTAGAACGGTAAACTCCTAAATTTGACAATAAATGGATAGTGTGATACAATAGAATCTTAGACAGTTAAATAAAGGACTAACAAATGGCTTACATGAATCAGGAACGCAAACAGAAAATTGCTCAAGCTCTCAAGCCAATCTTGGCTAAGTACAAAGTTAAAGGTTCACTAAGTGTCCGGAATCACATGACCATTGTGTTGACCCTCAAATCTGGTATTATTGATTTTATTGGCAACAGCAATCGTGTTTGTGGTAACGACCACTATCAAGTGGCTCGTGGTTTCAAACCCAACACAAACAGTTACGATCAGGTAAATCAATATTGGTTTCAGGATCATTATGATGGCGTTGCTAAGGAATTCTTGACCGAGGCATTTCAGGCATTAAAAGCCGCTGATTGGTATGATGAATCGGATGCAATGACAGATTATTTTAATACAGCATATTATGTTGATGTTAACATCGGCAATTGGAACAAACCTTACGTTTTGGAGAAATAAAATGAACAGTTATTGGGTAATGGTAAAATATAAAGATGAACCGGGCGCAGGATTTTCCCGGGCATATATTAACGCAGACAATCCTTTCCAAGCAATTGCAATGGCAAGGTCAATGTATGGCAGGTTACTGATTAGTGAATCAGCTAACCCGGCTTAATCAAATAATGGGTAACACAATATTTGACAATAATGTCCAGTTGTGTTATCATTATAACAGTGCTGAGTGATATCAGTACATTTTTTAAACTTAGCTTTTTATTTAAAGGAAACACAATGGCTAATTCTAATCAAACTTTCAAAGTCGCTGGTATTACTATTCACAATGGTAACGCTAAAGTTCGTTTCACAGATGACATGGTCCGTCGTATTAA